ATGTTCCATTCTCTCCCGAAGTTCCGCTTTCACCTGAAGTTCCGCTTTCACCTGAAGTACCACTTAATCCGCTAGTACCGCTCTCACCCGAAGTTCCATTCTCTCCCGAAGTTCCACTTTCACCCGAAGTTCCATTCTCTCCCGAAGTTCCATTCTCACCCGAAGTTCCATTCTCACCTGAAGTTCCATTCTCGCCTGAAGTTCCATTCTCGCCTGAAGTTCCATTCTCGCCTGAAGTTCCATTCTCTCCTGAAGTTCCGCTTTCACCACTTGACCCTGAGGTTCCTGAAGTTCCTGAAGTACCAGTTCCACCACCTGAGGTTTTTAAGACTAAATCTAAGTCGGTAATACCACTAAGATACCAATATTCAACAATATCAGTTACTCCCGTTAAAATACCCACAGTTAATCCAATATATCTATTTGCGGTAATAACACTGGTGTTAGCAAATGTTGTACTAGAATATGGCCCAAACCTACTATCTAATGGTTTTGGTGAAAAAGTTGTTAAATTATCATTTATTATAATACCCATATCTTTAAGAATTTCTTAGTTGCATTACGCCCGTTGTAGTTGTTTGATAATTAGAAATATAAATATCAAAATTTATGCTACTCCAGTAGCTGCTAGGACTTGTAACCGATTGAATTATCGGTGACCCAAATAAATTACCACTTCCACCAATACCACCACTATTCAATGAGTCAACAAACCAAACAGTTTTGTCAGTATAATTTGAAAAGTGAGCAAACCATAGATATTCGGACGATGCGGCGAATGTGATATTAATAGTTCCTGATGCGGAAGATAGAACTTTATTTGCCGAGTTTGCTTGTATTGCACTTGAGATACTACTTGCGTTTGGTAATGTACTTGATACCCCATAGAAAAATGGATAGATACCTGTATACGTCACCACCGAAGTTGCAAAATTATTTGACGAGTCTTGAGGTGCGTTAGTACTTCTAACTAACGGGGTTCGAGTATCATTAACACCTTTATTATTTTTTTTAACAACTCCCGCAAGATAATTACCATCGGCATTATAAGTTGTTGTCGTAGACTGATTACCACCTGTTGGTGCTGGTATAGTATAACTATCGGTATATGGGGATGGACTTATTGTGAATCCCGAATTTGGATTGTTTAAATCCGTATAACCGAATTGTGCTGGTATGTCTGTTGCCGATGAACTTGATAATGTTGTGTCAGTTAAAATCGGTGTCCCATCTCTAAAAATCCTAAGTTGATTATAAATTCCTGCATCATTTTTAACCGCAGAAACCGTTATATTTGAGGTGAGATTTGACCCAACCTCAACAGTTGAATTTGATACACCTCCTATTGATATTGTTGGTATTGTATATGTTGGGGGTTCTGTCGGGAATAGTAACTCGTCAAACAACGAAACAAAAGTTTTACCCGATAATTGAGCAACGGTGGTTCCTCCTGATAATCCACCAACGGCACTTGCCATAGAAATCGTAGGGTCTAATAAGGTATTATAAGTTGTGTATAATACACCACCATCAACACCTAACCCCGTATTTGCCGAAATACTAATATTAGAACCCGTAAATGATGAAAAATATATTGCTTCAGTCCTTCCAGAACTTATAGGGTTATAATTAACGATTGCCAACAACGAGTCTGAATAACCTGTTGATGCTAAGGGGAGTGAGGATATTGGTAAATCTGCCATAGTTTAGTTATAAATATTATACTTTAGATTATTGTGTTTATTATGTAATGATTATTCTACCCCCATTTTCTTGTAAGATTAGGAATAAATCTTCTTGTGATAGGTAGTTACTCCCTGTTGTTGGTGTAGGTGTCGGAGTTGGCGTTGGTCCAGGTGGTGTAGGTGTAGGACATGTGTTATTAATACAAGGTAAACCAATAGTAATTGTAACATCAGACCCCGCAACTGGTTGACTACCACAATAATAAACCGAAGTTCCTGAATATACCACAGTGTTTAATATAGTACCATCACACTGTGTTAAACTAATTGGGTAATTTAGATTACCATATAAATTGTTAAATCCAATACAATCACAATCACCATGTGTTGGTGATGGTGTCGGTGTTGGTGTTGGTGTCGGTGTTGGTGTGGGAGTAATACAAGATATTATTTGGAAATAATCACACGACGTACTATCGGTTACTTTTAATATTATTTGGGCTGCAGGTTGTAATAATGTTGGTACTGTAACGGTAATTGGAGCTGAAGAAACACCTGTCGCAACTACATAGCAATAAGTTAACGTAACATCACAAATTGTAATGGTATACGGACTAACACCAGTAAACGAAAGTATTTCAATTGATTGCATTACTATAAATATACACCTGAACGGTTTACCATAAATAGATAATTAACTAAACTTGGGGTATAATTTTTGAGTTTTTATTTTATATTTTACTTATGAAAAAAATATGTCTTGATTTATCGGAAGCAAAGGCAATCGGGGATACCCTTTGCTCAACCCCCGTACTTAGAAAACTACATCAATCATATGACTCAAAAGTTACCGTTGTAACTAATTTCCCTGAATTATTTAAAAATCATCCTTTGGTTGAAAAGGTTTACCACTCGAATTCGGTTAATTTAGATTTCATTAAATCTAATTTTATAACTCATAATTCATTTTATGAGAATGGACAAAAAAATAACCGAGGAGTTGAGTTTAAACATAACCGTATTGACATTAGACAATATCACGCAATTAAACTTGGTTTTATGTTAACCAAAGATGAAATGAATATTGATTATATTCCTGATGAGTATGAACCAATTAAAGGATTACCTGAGAAATATGTACTAATACACCCCGTCCAAAATTGGCCAAGCAGAACTTGGGATGCGGTTAAATGGATGGAATTAAGTAAAAAATTAAACGACCATAATATTAGTGTAATTTCAGTTGGTAAAGACTCAAGTGAGGTTGGATTTTTTAATGTTAAAAAACCAATTTTTAATTTTGAGATTAAAAATGGCCTTAATTTAATGAATAAAACCACATTAAGTCAATCGTGGCATTTAATTAATAAATCATTGTGTTTTGTCACAATGGATTCAGGATTACTTCATTTAGCAGGAACAACTGATTCAGAAATCATTCAATTAGGAAGTTCTATCAATTACGAATTTAGAGCCCCATATCGAAATAATTCACAAGAATATAAATACCATTATGTTGGTGGTGGTTGTAGTCTGTTTTGTGGTTCAGATATAAAATACGGAGTTAAAGAATGGGGGGATATCCAAGGGGTACCACCTTTAATTAATTGTTTAGAAAATAAACCAACATTTGAGTGCCATCCCTCAGTTGAGCAAGTGTTTAATAAAATTTTAGAAATTATATGAAAATAGGAATATTACTTTCCGCATACAACTCCGAAGAATATATTGATGAGTGTTTACGTCCTTGGATAAACTTAAAAAATGAATTAGACATTACTATTGGTTGTAATAGTGGTATGTACCAGGAATATATTAATTTTGGATTTAAACCAAAGAATAAAGAGACTCTAACTAAATTAATAAATTATGAATTAGACTTTTTAATCACCACAGGAATGAAATCATTGTTTGGTGAAAATGAGAGTAAGAATAATGTTTTACATGTCTTAAAGAATAATTGTGATTTAGTTTGGATTGTGGATTCTGATGAGTTTTACACCGAAGACGAAATTAGAAATATTTTAAATTTTATTCAGGAAACACCTCAATACGATTGGTATTCGGTTAACCTTAAAAATTACACATTTACAAAACAGTTATGGGTGGATGGTTTCTGTCCACCAAGAATTTTTAGAACCAATAGGAATGGAGGGATAACTCATTTTTATTTTGACAACCATATCTTATATAACGATGGTGAAACTTTTGAATCTAAACCAACAATTTCGATACCAAGAGATATTGCATGGGTTAAACATTATTCTTGGTTAAATGAGGATAGTAGGTCTAAAGAAAAAATCAGTTACCAACAACAAAGATTTGTCGGTGGTTGTTCATTTATTTGGGACGATAAAACCAACTCTTTAAAATATTCAGAAAACTTTTACGAAAGTCGTGGTTTGGAAAAACCAATTTTACACGAATCAATTGATATCTCCTCAAATGAATTTACAATTGATTTTATTAGAAATGAGAATAAATTTTATATTAAAAATATAACTAAACCACAATCACTAAATTTTAGATTTTTTGATGGACAGACAGGGGACCAAATTTATGAAACATTTTTAAACATTCTACCCAAAACAACTTATTTTGTGTGGCCGTCATCAATTATATTTCACGAAATTAATGAGTTCAAAAAATTCAGAGTTGAGGTGACATTAAACAAACAAATAATCCATAACGAATTTATACACATATAATATGAATAATATTTTTACAGTAACTAATATTGAAGAGAATGGTATAATCCATTTTGACTTTAATGGTGATGACATAAAAGAAATATACGAGGTCTCAATTATTGATAACAATACGGGATTAACCGTACATAAATCAAACATGGGGTTACGAAAAGGAACCAATTGGTGGATATCGACTGGTGAATCTAACGCAAAAAGACTTAGAAACATAACCTTATCCATTATGTATGGTGACCTACAATATTCTCAGGAATTAAAACTATTTGGTCAAAATAGATTTTTAGTAATTAACTCAAAACAAGTTAAATTATCTCACTTGGGGGATGATTTATTTCCAATTGTTACTGAGATTTTTTACGATAAAGTATATGAGAGGGATTTTGTTAGACTTAGCATCAATGATACGGTTGTTGATATTGGGGCGAATTACGGAGTATTCTCATTATACTCACAAATGTTTAACCCATCTAACGTTTATGCGGTAGAACCTCTTAAGGCTACATTTAAAAGTATGAAAAAGAATCTTTCCGAACACGGAGTAACTTGTATTAATAAGGCGGTTAGTAATGAGAATGGGTTTGAGAAATTTATGATAACCGAAGTTAATGGTAATAATTTTTCACAAAAAAACGAAAGTGGGTTTCACCCATCAACAGTGATTGGTGAAGAGATTGTTGAGACTATCACTATTAACCAATTAATTTCTGACTACGATATCGACAGAATTGATTTTTTAAAAGTTGATTGTGAAGGTGGTGAGTTGGATTTATTCCGAACAATTGATAAAGAATATTTACAAAATAATATTGGTAAAATTGCAATGGAATACCACTCAAAAGAAATTTACGATGAAGTTTTAGATATACTAAAATCAAACAACTTTATAATTGAGGATACTTTAGGGTCTAACGATATCGGATTAATTTACGCATATAATATTAATTTAATAAAATAATGAAAAAGAAAAAAATATTAGTTGTTTCTCCTCATTTAAGTACTGGAGGAGCGCCTCAAGTCACATTAAATAAAATACAATTAATTAACAATGAATATGAAATCAAATGTGTTGAGTACGCATTTGTTGCTTGGACGTTTGTCGTTCAAAGAAATCAAATACAAGAATTACTTGGTGATAATTTCCATTCTTTAGGGGAAGATAAAAACGAGTTAATTAGAATTGTTAATGAGTTTAAACCTGATGTTGTTAGTATGGAAGAATTTCCTGAATTTTTCATGGATGATTCTGTCACAAAAGAATTATATAGGGAAGATAGGGAATACACAATATTTGAAACCACACATGATTCTAGTTTTTCTGTTTCACATAAAAGATGGTTCCCCGATAAATTTATATTCGTAAGTGCGTATAACGCATTTAGATATTCTATATATGATATTCCGTATGACATTGTTGAATACCCTGTAGACTATAAAGAAAAAAATAAAAAACAAAACCAAGAATTATTAGATTTAGACCCAACATATAAACATGTTTTAAATGTTGGATTGTTCACGGCAAGAAAAAATCAATCCTATATTTTTGACATCGCACATAAATTAAAGGATTATAAAATAAAATTTCATTTTTTGGGTAATCAGGCCGAAAACTTCCAATCATATTGGGGTCCGTTGATTAAAAATAAACCTGATAACTGCGTTGTTTGGGGAGAAAGAAAAGACGTACAATCATTTATTGAAGCGTCGGACTTATTCTTGTTTCCTTCAAAAGGTGACAGAAACAATAAAGAATTAAACCCAATCGCCTTAAAAGAGGCTTTGGAGTATAGAATCCCAATGATGATGTATAACTTGGATGTTTATTGTGGAAAATACGATAAGTACGAAAATATAACATTTTTAACAGGAGATATTAATCATGATACATCAAAATTACTATCATTATTAAATCCTTATAAAGAAAAATATGATAATAATGAGTTAGTTATTGTTGGTACTTATCCGAATACTAAATCACGAGAAAAATTAACTATCGAATGTATTAAGTCTGTTAAAAAATTAGGTCGAAAAGTAATGTTGGTTTCTCATTATCCAGTGTCGAACGATATTCAAAAAATGGTCGACTATTATATTTTTGATTCAAATAACCCAACAACAGAACATTCTTATTATACTAAGTTTTATAATTATAAATCAGAGTTTGATGTTGAGATTAACATTAACGGATTAAAAGATACTAACCAATCATTACCTGTTTTAACTAATTTAATTAATGGGTTTAAATCCGCAAAAGATTTTAATTTTAATAAAGTATTTTACATAACCTACGATGTTATATTACATCATGATGATATTGAATATGTTAATCAATCATTTAAATTGTTGGATGAAAAAGACGCATTCTTATGTACTTTACCTACGGCGTTTAATGTTGGTATTGAGACTACCGCAATGACGTTTAAAACTGATTTCTTTTTAGAAAAATTTTCACATATAATAACTAAAGAAATTTACAAATCAGAATGTAGAATAAATAATTGTCAAAACTTCTTAGAGGATTTCTTTTATAAGAAATTAATTCACGAACCAACAGTTAATGTCATTACAAATGATAGTCATACATTCTTAATTAATTCAGGTAAAGGAGTCTCATCTAATTCAGAATACTATTCTATATTACCAATTATTAATAACGAGAATAAATGGGTGTTTTATTTCTACACATATAATATTGATGACAGAACAGTTAGTGTTGAGATTAATAAAAATAACGAAACCATTTATTCTAAATCATTTAATATTCTACAAACCCGAGAATTCTTAAAAGAAATTGACTACGATGGAGTTCCAATAGAGATTAAGTTAACCTTTTTTGAGGGTGGAGTTCAATATAAATCAGAATCTTACATATTAAATAATGAAACAATAATTAGTTACAAAAATAATGGATGGTTTAAGTATAAACGATTACCTAAAATTAAATTAGTTCATTTACAAACAACAAATAACGATGAGAGAGAAATCTTATCAAGAGAGTCGTTACAACAAGTATCAAAATACGGTATTGAATATGTTTTACATACAAATGAACTATACAAATCTATACCTCCATCACATAATTGTGTTAGACCACAATGTGTGTCTATGGAACTTTTTGATGAAGAGACAACAAACCGACTAGGTACTGCACTAACACCAGCACATTACGGATGTTTTGAATCATTTAAAAATGGTATTATATCTGAATTCGATAAAGATTTGGATTTCTTAATTGTTTGTGAGGGAGACTGTTTAATTGAGGTCCCTATTGAGGAATTCATTGATAAAGTTAAACAAGTGTGTGATACCGTTATCGAATCGGACATACAATATTTTTCATTTGGGGACACTAAAACATTAGACTTCGCTTGGCATCAATCAAATGTGATTAAAGAAATCCCGAACCAAGACTTGTTGTTTATTACTGATAAAATTATTGGGTTACAATGTATTATGTTCCCAAGAAAAACTAGAGAATTCTTATACGAACAATTACGTAATCATAAGTGGGATTGTGCTGACTCATATTTCAACCTTATTTTTATCGAACATGGGTTAAATATGGGTATTCTAAAAAACAGAATTACAACTCAAGCTGATGGAGTGTCATTAATCGATAAGGAATTTAAAACATTTATTAAGTAATGAAAAAATTAATAGTTATCGGAGCATACCCGAATACACCAAAAAAAGAACAAGTTCTAATTAATGAAATAAACTCATTAAAAAATAGTGGTTTTGATTTTATGTTAGTTAGTCATTACCCTGTATCAATTGAATTACAATCAATGGTTGAGTATTATATTTACGATAAAAACCAAACTTTAACACCATTAGATAAATCACCGTATTATTGGTTTAAAACCGACTCTTTTTTCTTAAGGGTTAATAACTCAAGACATTCGTTACCGATTTGTCAAAATATGTTTAACGCATTTAAATTTGCCGATATAAAAAAATACGATTTTGTTTATTTTATTGAGAATGATAATTTATTCTCGGAAAATGATGTTACAAAATTAAATCAATTGGTTGATACTATGGTTGAGGAAAGAAAGAAATGTATTTTCTTTAAACCTGAGGGGTATAGAGATAGTGGGTCTTATGTTTATGAGACACAACTATTCGGGATTACACCTTCCTACTTTAATGAAATTTTAAAATTACCTGTCACAGAAAATGAGTGGTACGAACACTTAATGCCGTTAACATTAGAGTTGGCGTTTTTCCAAAAATTACAACATTATGAGCATGAGTTTTTAATAATCAACGAACACTCAAGTGAGTATTTTAATGAAAGTGATATTAATTTATTTAGGGTTGAGAATTTTATGATTGAGGTATTACATAACGTTAAAGACCCATCAACACCAATATTATATTGTCACAGTGGTGTCAGAAATTCATATGAATATCGAGTCGTTGTTAAAATGAATAATAAAGTCATTACAGATAAAATTGTTTATCCTACACATTGGTTTTATATACCACTATCTTTAAGAGACGATAAATTAATAATTGAGGTGTACGAAAATGATACAATAGAATATGTGAAAACATTAGTATTAAATGAGGATAGTTTAGAACAAATAAAAGAAAAAGGATTAATTGAATTTAATTAAATGAAAAGAGATATTAGATTAGTTAGTATATTTAATAAACCAATGGTGGTATTTGATGGCCCTGAATGTATTTCAGATGACATAGTAAAATACAATAATTTTTGGGAATTTAAGATTGTTAACAAATGGTTACATTTTTTTCCTAAAAACGGTCTTTATCTGGATATTGGGGCTAACATAGGTAATCACTGCGTACAATTAAAACATTATTTACCAAATATATCTATTTGGGCTTTTGAGCCGTATTTTGAAAATTATGAATTACTTAGATTAAACACTAAACAATTGGATAACGTACATTGTTTTTGTTTAGGTGTTGGTAGTTGTAATTCCATGGTACATTTCGACAATGGTCATGACTCTAATAGTGGTGTTGTTAAAGTAGTTGAGTATAGTAATAACACTAATTTAGTAATTTCTTTAGATACATTTAATTTACCCGAACCCGTTAAGTTTATTAAAATTGATGTTGAGGGATTTGAAAAATCTTCGTTTGAAGGAATGGTTAATTTATTAGAAAAAGATAAACCGATGATTTGGTTAGAAGATATTGGTGGGGACGCGGTCACGTTTTTACTAATGAAAGATTATATCATTGTCGATTCTCAGGAAGAGAGTAGAGATTATTTAATGGTTCACATAACCAACAAACACAAATATTAAAATGAAATCAATTTGTTTAGTCGCGTCTCACACACCAACAAAAGAAAAACAAGATGCGTTAAGAAATTTAATTAGAAAATTAAAAAAAGAAAAAAAGGACATTTTTCTAATAACCCATAGTTTTACCCCATCTGACATTATATCTGATGTTAACTATCATTTTTATGATAGTGAAAACGAATTTGTCGACGAAGACAATTTAAAAGGATGGGGTCACATTGAACTTTTTGGAAATACCTTGGTAAGTAAAGATGTTATAAAACAATCAACATCAATTTTACCTTGTACTAGAAATCTATTCTTTGGGATGTTTATTTCTAAAATGTTGGGGTATAATGTATTACATTATATTGAATACGATTCGGAAATAACCGACATTAAAGTTATTGATAATAATGACGTTTTACTTAAAGATTATGATTGTGTTTATTATTTAACAAAACGAGGGTTCGACGGGGATTCAGACCATTTATTTGGCCCATACTCAGCATATAACCTTAATTCATATACGTATGATGAATTGTTGTGGAATCGAGAAAAAATTTTACACGAGTTTTCAAAAGAAGATAATAATCTTTTAGTTGAGAAGGTATCAGAATCTTTATTAATTAATAATAAAAATTTTATATCATTTGATAAGTCAGAATTATTAAACCAAGGGCTAAATGCCGATACCATTAAAAGTAATACAGATTCTCCTGTAGTGTTTAAGACATTATTTTATGATGACAATAAACTACATGTGTATTGTAATAATAGTAACCCAAATAAAATTAACGAAAATATTGACATTATCATTAACGATAACACCTATTTAAATATTCCTATGATAAAACCAAACACGTTTCATTTTAGAACTATTGGTGAATTAAAGGACATTAAAAAAGTAAAATTATATTCAAATAATATATTAATATTTGAATATCAATTAGATGATGATGAAGTTATTGAAAAATTTAAAAAAAATAACAAATTAATTAAAAATAATTAATATGAATATAACACAAGTAACACCAGGAATTATTTCCATACCCCCAAATGGATGGGGTGCCGTTGAAAAGATAATTTTTAACTACAATAACCATTTAAACTCATTAGGTCATATTTCTGATATAAAGTATTTAAATGGGGTTGACATTAACAATACCGATATTGTTCACATTCATATCGCAAATTTAGCTATTGAAGCGTATGAACGAGGTATACCTTACATTTTTTCATTACACGACCATCATGTTGTGTATAATGGTAAAGATTCATTTAACTATCAACAAAATTTAGAAGCAATCCAAAAGTCTGTTATTTCATTTTGTCATGCGGAGTTCTTAGTGGATTACTTTAGTGAGACTGATAAATTATTTTATTTATCTCACGGAGTTGATACTAAATTCTTTAAAGTAGACCAACCTTATCGAACGGAACATAAATTATTGTGTTTAGCGAACAACGGTATTGGAGGAGACTCGTCTTACGATAGAAAAGGATTTAGATATGCTATTGAAGCGGCTAAGTCATTGGGGTTACCAATAACAATTGCTGGCCCTGAAAATAACCATAACTTTTTTGAACACCACAAAGACTTATTAGAATATGATAAGTTAACACTATTATTAACAAATCCAAATGAGGATGAGATATTAGAATTATACAAATCGCATTCAATTTTTCTACACCCATCTTGTTTAGAGGCGGGTCATCCTAATTTAACATTACTTGAAGCAATTTCTTGTGGAATACCAATTGTTGGTACTTATAGTGGTACCCAAAAAATTAAAGGTATGATTGTTTGTGAACTTAACACTAATTCTGTCATAAACGGAATACAAGATATTATTAATAATTATAATTTTTATGTGTCCCAAACACTGAAGAATAGAGAAAAATTTGATTGGTTGGTAATTTGTGAGCGTATGTTAAAAATGTATGAAGTAACTAAATTAATTAAAAAAGAATATAACTCAAATGATACAAAAGAATTATTAGTTGATAATATTGAAAATACAGAAAAATTTGTACCTGTTGTTGAAGAAGATATTGATTGTGTTATACATTTCGTCAATAATCCTTTTTTAGAAATTAAAGGTTCTGGCGTAAAGTCATACAAAGTACAATTTTATGATAAAGAAAATTTATACTACTCAACCGAGTTAAAACCAAATATGTGGACTAAACTATCTAGACAGTATTATACTGATTGGGATGTTAAAGTTCTTGATGGTGAGGAATTAATTTATGAATATAAACCAAATTTTATTAACAAAAGAGTATTCATTTCATTCGATTCTCGTTCTCTTGGGGATAGTATTGCTTGGATACCATATGTTTTAGAATTTAAGAAGAAACACAATTGTCATGTTATTGTTTCAACATTTTGGAATAAGTTATTTGAAAAATCTTACTCTGAGATTGAGTTTGTTTCACCAGGAAGTACGGTTCATGATTTAATTGGTATGTATACAATTGGGTGGTTCTATGATACAAATAAAGAACCCGAATTACCAAATACAATCCCATTACAAAAAGCAATAACAAATATTATTGGTTTAGAGTTTAACGAAATTAAACCAAACATTGATTTTATTCCATCAGAACGACCATTTACGGAAAAGTATATTACGATTGCAAATGAATCAACCGCGGGAGTTAAGTATTGGAATAATCCTAATGGGTGGAGGGAACTAATTGATTACTTAGTATCTAAAGGATATAGGGTCATTAATGTATCTAAAGAAAGTGACCGAATGGATGGTGTGACAAAACTAAAGGACACGTCAATTGAGAACACAATGAATTGTATTCATCATAGTGAGTTCTTTATTGGTTTATCAAGTGGATTATCTTGGTTGACATGGGCATTAGGAAAACATGTTGTTATGATTTCTAACTTTACCGAACCTGACCATGAGTTTACTTCTAATTGCACAAGAATCACTAACCCATCAGTTTGTAACGGGTGTTGGAATAATCCAATGTTTAAATTTGATAAGGGTGATTGGAATTGGTGTCCTGAACATAAAGGAACAGAAAGACAGTTTGAATGCCATAAATCGATAACCTCTCAAATGGTTATTGACAGAATACAACATTTATTATAATGAATATAGAAGTTTCAATTGGGGAAATAGTTGACAAATTAACTATCCTAAGAATTAAAAAAAATAATATAACAGATAAAGGTAAACTTTTTAATGTTATTACAGAATACGATTATCTATATGATGTTGTATTTAATCAATTAAAAATTGAATCAGATGATTTTTATAATCTATTATTGGTTAATGAACGTCTTTGGGATATTGAAGACCTTATTAGAGATAAAGAAAGAGATAAGGTATTTGACACCGAATTCATAGAATTAGCTCGGTCCGTTTATGTAACAAACGATAAACGAGCAGAATTAAAGAAAGAGATTAATTTAAAATATGGGTCTCTTTTTGTTGAAGAGAAGTCATACAAGGAATATTAAAAAAGGGAGTCAAACGACTCCCTTTTTTATTTTAATATAGTATTGAGAGTGTCCAAGTAAATCGAACTTTATTTGGGGTAGCTAGACGACTACTAATACCAACAATAAACATACCGTCACATTGAGATATTGGGTCATAATATGTAACTTGTGACCCAATACATACGGACTTGGTATTTGGATTATAATTATATACATCTTCGAAAATTATAGTAGGTTGTGACACCCCAATCTGACTTAACTCTGAACATTTAACCCACGATACACTCACACCCACCTGGTCAGCACCTACTGCGGTATCGCAAAATACATGACCACAAAGATTTATTTTAAATGGTGGTACCGACGTATCGTATAGATTAGGAATTGCACAAGAACCATTCTGAGTGGGGAATGGAGTCCCAACACCACTAACTATTGGACTTAAGACAGTCCATTCACATCCATTCCATCCGCAAGCCGAGTCTCCAATACGATAATTGTCGAGAGATTCATTCACTTGAAAGTCACCAATGGTTGCTGAAGTTGAAGCAATTACATATATCTTTGAGCAGTCAATTCCAACGGTAATTGCTCCACCACCATCATCAACCGCCGTTATACAAGTACCCGCAAAATTTAAACTAACCGCACTTGATGTTACTAAAGTACCCTCATCGTAAATCGCAATGGAACCACCACCACCACCTGATGTACCTGAAGTTCCTGCAACACCCGTCAATCCGCTTGAACCTGAACTTCCTGATGAACCTGAACTTCCTGAACTACCTGAGCTACCCGAAGAACCTGATGTTCCACTTGTTCCTGATGTTCCTGAAGAACCTGAAGTACCTCTAGTACCTGATGTTCCTGAACTTCCTGAAGAACCGCTACTTCCTGAACTTCCTGATGAACCACTTGTTCCTGACGTTCCGCTAGTTCCTGATGAACCTGAAGTACCTCTAGTACCCGATGTTCCACTTGAACCTGAAGTTCCGTTTGTTCCCGATTTACCATTATAAACCCATGAAATTGTACATACATCACCACTGGTTAACACACCACTTCCAACTAAACTTGAAGAAAAGTTAATATCAAACCATGTAGTGTTATCAACTATGGTTGTTATCTCATAAATTGCAATATTAGAATTATCCCCTAATTTAGTTACTTGGAAAAATACTTTATTACCTAATCCAACAACTAACGCAAGAGCTTTAAACCAATTTGTATAATTAGTCCCAGCATAGTCTAATACATTAATTGTCAAATTGTTATATAACCCTTGAGTTGCATTACTTGTCGCGAAACGTGTTGCTAATGGGTCCAACCCAACCCCAACTCCTTTATATTCCCATCTACCTGAGTTTGACCCATCATTTGCGGTAATACCACTTGTTCCTGACGAACCTGAAGTACCTGAAGTACCTGACGAACCTGAAGTACCTCTAGTACCCGATGTTCCACTTGAACCTGAAGAACCACTACTTCCTGAACTTCCTGATGAACCTGAATTTCCGCTAGTACCACTTGAACCTGATGAACCTGATGAACCTGATGAACCTGATGAACCTGATGAACCTGATACTCCACTTGTTCCTGAAGACCCTGATGAGCCGCTACTTCCTGATGAGCCCGATGAACCTGATGTTCCACTTGTTCCTGATGTTCCTGAAGAACCTGAAGTACCTCTAGTACCTGATGTTCCTGAACTTCCTGAAGAACCTGAACTACCTGATGTACCGCTACTTCCTGAACTACCTGATGTACCACTACTTCCTGAACTACCTGAAGAACCACTTGAACCTGAACTTCCTGATGAACCTGAATTTCCGCTAGTACCACTTGAACCTGAACTTCCTGATGAACCTGAACTTCCTGAAGTTCCGCTAGTACCGCTTGACCCTGAATTTCCTGATGTCCCACTTGTTCCTGAAACGCCCGATGCTCCTGAAACTCCTGACGTACCCGCAGTTCCTGACGAACCACTTGAACCTGAACTACCTGAAGAACCACTTGAACCTGACGTTCCTGATGAACCTGAACTACCTGATGTTCCGCTAGTTCCTGAAGAACCGCTTGAACCTGAACTTCCTGACGTTCCACTTGTACCTGATGTTCCTGAAGAACCTGAAGTACCTCTAGTACCCGATGTTCCACTTGAACCTGAACTTCCTGAACTACCACTTGAACCCGATGTTCCACTTGTTCCTGATGAACCTGAACTTCCACTTGAACCTGATGAACCTGAACTACCACTTGAACCTGAAATTCCACTAGTTCCTGAACTACCGCTACTTCCACTTGAACCTGAACTACCTGAAGAACCACTTGTACCTGAACTTCCTGAAGAACCGCTAACACCTGAAGTTCCTGAAGAACCACTTGACCCTGAAGAACCACTTGTACCTGAAGTTCCTGAAGAACCGCTTGAACCTGAACTTCCTGAAGAACCACTTGAACCTGAACTTCCCGAAGAACCGCTTGAACCACTTGTTCCTGATGTTCCGCTAGTTCCTGATGAACCTGAAGTACCTCTAGTTCCCGATGTTCCACTTGTCCCTGATTTACCACTTCCAACCCAATTTATACAATGATTATAATTGTTTGTCCATGAACTAACACCTCCACTATTAACCGCCACAGACACTGTGTAAACATTGCCCGCTAATGAAACTGAGTTTACGGTATATATCCCAACCAATCCTGTTTCAACTTCAACAACTGTTATATAAGCACTACCCGCACCATTTGCAGTTACGTAGTTTTGTAACCCTGTCCACCAAGCCGATGTATCAACACTAGGATTATATGATGTTTTATTTACGTATATTGTGTTTAAACTATTAATAACGTTTACAGGTCCGTAAGAAATACGAGTTGATGCTGGTATAGTTGTATTCGAAGTATCTGATAACCATGTGATACATGATGAAGCTCCATTAACCCCACTCGTACCCGCAGTTCCTGAAGAACCTGAAGTACCTCTAGTACCTGATGTTCCGCTTGAACCTGAACTTCCTGAACTACCTGAAGAACCTGATGTTCCGCTAGTTCCTGATGAACCTGAACTACCTGAAGAACCACTAACACCTGAGCTTCCTGATGAACCACTTGACCCTGAAGAACCACTTGTACCTGAACTTCCTGAAGAACCGCTAACACCTGAAGTTCCTGATGAGCCTGAACTTCCTGATGAACCTGAGCTTCCTGAAGAACCACTACTTCCTGATGTTCCGCTAGTTCCTGAAGAACCTGATGTTCCGCTAGTTCCTGATGAACCTGAAGTACCTCTAGTACCCGATGTCCCACTTGAACCCGAAGAACCTGAACTACCACTACTACCCGAAGAACCTGACGTTCCACTTGTTCCTGATGAACCGCTACTACCACTTGACCCTGAACTACCTGATGTTCCCGCAGTTCCTGAAGAACCGCTTGAACCTGAACTACCACTTGAACCTGACGTTCCGCTAGTTCCCGCAGTCCCACTTAAACCTGAAGTCCCACTTGTTCCTGAACTACCTGACGTACCTCTAGTACCTGAAGTTCCACTAGAACCTGAAGAACCACTACTACCAGATGAACCTGATGTTCCTGATGTTCCACTTATCCCCGAACTACCGCTAGAACCCGAACTACCACTCGAACCTGATGTACCTGAAGTTCCACTAGAACCTGAACTTCCTGAAGAACCTGAAGAACCACTTGAACCTGATGACCCGCTACTTCCTGATGTACCAGCAGTCCCTGAAGTACCACTTACACCACTTGAACCTGAACTTCCTGAAGAACCACTACTTCCTGATGTTCCGCTAGTACCTGATGTTCCGCTAGTACCTGATGTACCGCTCACACCACTAGTACCACTTGACCCCGAAGTACCTCTTGTACCTGAAGTTCCTGAACTACCGCTAGAACCACTTGACCCTGACGTACCTGATGAACCACTACTACCACTTGAACCCGAAGAACCACTAGTTCCTGAACTACCTGATGTTCCCGCAGTTCCTGATGAACCGCTACTGCCGCTTGACCCTGAACTACCTGATGTTCCCGCAGTTCCTGATGAACCACTTGAACCTGAAGAACCGCTTGAGCCTGACGTTCCGCTAGTACCTGATGTTCCACTTAAACCTGAAGTCCCACTTGTTCCTGAACTACCTGACGTACCTCTAGTACCTGAAGTTCCACTAGAACCTGAAGAACCACTTGTTCCCGAAGAACCTGAAGAACCACTACTACCAGATGAACCTGATGTTCCTGAACTTCCTGAAGACCCACTTGAACCTGAACTTCCTGATGAACCTGATGTTCCACTTGTACCTGACAAACCTGACGAACCACTACTACCTGAAGAACCTGACGTTCCGCTAGTTCCTGATGAACCGCTACTACCGCTTGAACCTGAACTACCACTAGACCCACTTGTTCCACTTGTACCTGAAGAACCACTTGACCCTGAAGTTCCGCTAGTTCCTGCAGTCCCATTTAATCCTGAAGTTCCACTTGTTCCTGAAGAACCTGAAGTACCTCTAGTTCCTGATGTACCCGAACTTCCTGAAGAACCGCTACTACCACTAGTACCTGATGAACCGCTACTACCACTTGACCCCGAACTACCTGATGTTCCTGAAGAGCCACTACTCCCACTCGAACCTGAACTTCCTGAAGAGCCCGATGTTCCGCTAGTTCCTGATGTACCACTTACCCCCGAACTTCCACTTGAACCTGAACTACCTGAAGAACCACTACTACCTGATGTTCCGCTAGTGCCTGAAGTACCACTTAATCCTGATGTTCCTGAAGAACCACTACTACCACTTGAACCTGACGTTCCGCTAGTTCCACTTGTTCCCGAAGAACCTGACGTACCTCTTGTTCCTGAAGTTCCACTACTACCACTAGAACCTGAACTACCTGATGAACCGCTTGTCCCTGAAGTACCACTTGAGCCTGACGACCCGCTACTACCGCTTGAACCTGAACTACCACTTGAACCTGAACTTCCTGATGAACCACTTGTTCCCGCAGTCCCACTTGAGCCAGATGTACCTGACGAACCACTACTTCCACTAGAACCTGAAGTTCCACTTGTACCTGATGAACCACTTGTTCCACTTGTACCTGAAGACCCTGACGTACCTCTAGTTCCTGATGTTCCTGATGAACCACTACTTCCACTTGAACCTGAACTACCTGACGAACCACTTGAACCTGAGGTTCCTGATGAACCACTTGAACCTGAAGTACCGCTAGTTCCTGATGAACCACTTGTTCCACTTGAGCCTGAACTACCCGAAGAACCTGATGACCCTGAACTTCCTGACGTACCTGATGTACCACTCGAACCTGATGTTCCACTAGTTCCTGACGTACCGCTTACTCCCGAACTTCCACTTGAACCTGAAGAACCACTAGACCCTGAACTACCTGACGAACCGCTTGTTCCCGCAGTTCCACTTGAGCCAGATGTACCCGCAGTTCCTGATGAACCCGAACTACCACTACTCCCACTTGAACCTGAAGACCCACTTGTTCCACTTGTTCCTGATGAACCACTACTACCACTTGAGCCTGATGTTCCGCTAGTTCCTGATGTTCCGCTAGTTCCACTTGTCCCTGAAGAACCTGACGTACCTCTTGTTCCTGAAGTACCTGAAGAACCACTACTACCGCTTGAACCTGATGTACCGCTTGAACCTGATGTACCCGAAGAACCGCTAGAACCTGATGTTCCACTTGTACCTGCAGTCCCTGAACTTCCACTACTTCCTGACGAACCGCTAGAACCTGATGTTCCACTTGTACCAGCACTACCTGATGTACCCGCAGTCCCTGAACTTCCACTACTTCCTGATGAACCACTAGAACCTGATGTTCCGCTTGAACCTGAACTACCTGAAGAACCACTTGAACCTGATGTTCCGCTAGTTCCTGATGAACCGCTTGAACCTGAACTACCTGATGTACCTGAAGTTCCGCTAGTCCCCGAAGAACCTGATGAACCCGAACTTCCGCTTGTACCCGATGTTCCTGAAGAACCACTCGAGCCCGAACTTCCACTACTTCCTGATGTACCCGCAGTTCCTGAAGAACCACTACTACCACTTGAACCTGAACTACCTGAAGTTCCGCTTGTTCCCGCACTTCCTGATGTGCCCGCAGTTCCTGAAGAACCACTTGACCCAGAAGAACCTGAACTACCACTACTACCTGATGTTCCGCTAGTACCTGAGGTTCCGCTTATACCACTCGTACCACTTGACCCTGAAGAACCTGACGTTCCACTTGTTCCAGATGTACCACTTGAGCCCGAACTCCCTGACGTTCCGCTTGTTCCTGATGAACCTGACGTTCCGCTCGTACCTGAACTACCCGCAGTTCCTGATGAGCCTGATGAGCCTGAAGTTCCAGAAGAACCACTTGTACCTGAACTTCCACTACTTCCTGAAGAACCTGAAGAACCACTCGACCCTGATGTTCCTGAACTTCCACTAGAACCTGACGTTCCCGCAGTTCCTGATGTTCCGCTACTTCCACTCGAACCCGAACTACCGCTTGAACCTGATGAACCGCTTGTACCTGACGAGCCACTTGAGCCTGAACTTCCACTCGTACCAGCAGTTCCTGATGAGCCACTACTTCCGCTTGAACCCGATGAACCTGATGTACCACTCGTTCCTGATGTACCACTCGTTCCCGAAGAACCTGACGTACCTCTAGTTCCTGATGTTCCACTCGAACCTGATGTTCCTGAAGAACCACTTGAACCTGAACTACCTGAACTACCTGAAGAACCGCTAGTACCTGAAGACCCTGATGTTCCACTACTTCCACTTGAACCCGAAGAACCTGATGTACCATTAGTTCCATTAACACCACTAATTCCACTTGAACCTGAAGTTCCGCTAGTACCTGACGAACCTGATGTTCCGCTAGTCCCCGAAGAACCTGACGTACCTCTAGTTCCAGAAGTTCCTGAAGAACCGCTACTACCACTCGAACCCGAAGACCCACTTGACCCCGAACTACCGCTAGTACCTGCAGTCCCTGATGAGCCACTTGTACCCGCAGTCCCTGATGAACCACTACTTCCACTTGAACCTGACGTTCCACTTGTTCCTGATGTTCCTGAAGAACCTGAAGTACCTCTAGTTCCTGATGTACCCGAACTTCCTGAAGAACCACTTGTTCCTGATGACCCTGAAGTACCGCTAGTTCCTGAAGAACCACTCGAACCCGAACTTCCACTACTTCCTGATGTACCCGCAGTTCCTGAAGAACCGCTTGTTCCTGATGTCCCACTTGTACCAGTACTACCTGAAGTACCTGAAGAACCACTTGAACCTGATGAACCACTACTTCCACTTGACCCTGAGGTACCTGATGAACCTGAAGTTCCTGATGAACCTGAAGTTCCTGATGTTCCACTACTTCCGCTTGTTCCACTACTTCCGCTTGAACCCGAACTACCTGAAGAACCACTTGTTCCGCTAGTTCCTGATGAACCTGAAGTACCTGATGTTCCGCTTGAACCCGAACTACCTGAAGAACCACTTGAACCTGAACTTCCACTAGAACCTGACGTTCCCGCAGTTCCTGATGAACCTGACGTTCCCGAAGTTCCTGATGAACCTGATGTTCCGCTAGTTCCAGATGTTCCTGAAGAACCTGAACTACCACTTGAGCCTGACGTACCGCTTGTCCCCGAGGAACCTGACGAGCCACTACTACCACTTGAACCTGAAGTTCCACTTGAACCTGAACTACCTGATGAGCCACTTGTTCCCGCAGTTCCACTTGAACCTGATGTTCCGCTAGTTCCTGAAGAACCACTTGAACCAGATGAACCTGATGTCCCACTTGTACCAGCACTACCTGAAGAACCACTTGAACCTGAGCTTCCTGAAGAACCTGAGGTTCCTGATGTACCACTTACACCTGAACTTCCGCTTGAACCTGAACTACCTGATGTTCCGCTAGTTCCTGAAGAACCACTTGTACCCGCAGTACCACTTGAACCTGAACTACCTGACGACCCACTTGAACCTGAACTACCTGACGAACCACTTGTTCCGCTAGTCCCTGATGAACCGCTTGTTCCTGATGTTCCACTTGTACCAGCACTACCTGAAGTTCCTGAAGAACCGCTAGTACCGCTTGAACCTGAACTTCCTGATGAACCTGATGTTCCACTTGTACCAGCACTACCTGATGTACCCGCAGTTCCTGAAGACCCACTTGAACCTGAACTACCACTACTTCCACTTGAGCCTGATGTTCCACTTGTACCTGAACTACCTGACGTTCCACTAGTACCTGAAGAGCCCGAAGTTCCGCTTGTTCCCGAACTACCTGAAGTACCTGAAGAACCACTTGTTCCTGAAGAACCTGAACTACCTGAAGTACCCGCAGTTCCTGATGAACCCGAACTACCACTACTTCCACTTGAGCCTGATGTTCCACTTGAACCTGAAGTACCACCTGTTCCTGATGTACCTGAAGAACCACTAGACCCCGAAGAACCTGATGTTCCTGATGTACCACTTACACCACTTGAGCCTGAAGTACCCGCAGTTCCTGAACTACCTGACGTACCACTTGTTCCGCTTGAACCTGAAGACCCTGATGTACCACTACTACCAGATGACCCGCTAGAGCCTGAACTTCCACTTGTGCCCGCAGTCCCTGAAGAACCTGAACTTCCTGATGTACCTGAAGACCCACTAGACCCTGAACTTCCGCTTGTTCCCGCAGTTCCTGATGAACCACTACTTCCACTTGAACCTGATGTTCCTGAAGTTCCACTCAATCCTGATGAACCACTTGAACCTGAAGACCCTGATGTACCAGCAGTTCCTGATGAACCACTACTTCCACTTGAACCTGATGTTCCGCTTGTTCCTGATGAACCCGAAGACCCACTTGAACCTGATGAACCGCTACTACCACTTGAGCCAGACGTACCCGAAGTTCCTGATGAACCACTACTTCCACTTGAACCCGATGTTCCGCTTGTACCTGACGAACCACTTGTTCCCGAACTACCTGATGTTCCACTTGTTCCTGATGTTCCGTTAATACCAATAATTAACCATCCAGTACCATTACTCTGTACATAAAGAGAATTATCTGTGGTTAATGTTTTAGTAGTACTACCATCAATTGTTTGGCTTGACGTTGTATTTACCGTTATGGTCGCTGACCCTGTATTTTTAACAACGTATATTTTACCCGAAATACCAACTGAGGTGGGTAATGTTACTGAAAATGGGGCATTCGAAGACCCCTCGATAAGATAATCATCAGTTGACACGCTATAAGCACTTGACACTGATTTATAAGGTACTGTTACGCCACCTAAAGATTTGACCCCATTGCGGGCTATGAATTCATTTGCCATTATATTTTTCTTTTTTCACTTTCCAAAAGAAAATTCTTCTATGTTTATTAACTTATAAATATGTTATCATAACCTTTTCTCTTTTTAAAATAAAAAAAACCACCATATAATTTGAGTAATATGGTGGTTATTAATTAATATGTTTTTATTTTAGAAGACAATCCTTGTTCCTACACTTATATCCCAAGTTCCGCCTCCAATTGCTGCGTACAACTCAAGATTTGAACCTATAATTACTGTGTAGAATTTAACCGCCACCGTTGAAGCGTTTAAATCAGGTGTTGAACTATCAGTAAATGCCGTATTAGTTCCGTCCCACACTGTCATAATAATACCACTTCTCATCGCGTTTGTTCCAGAATCGTATACGTAATAATCAAATGTTGCACTTGAACCTGATGCGAATGGAAAACGACAAATTAATGTTGTTGTTGTAACACCTGTTTCTCTACATGATTGTAATGACTGATTACCTTGTTCAATAGTGTCACCTGTTATTCCTAAAGTAGTACCATCAAAGGTTAAATTAGGTTCTGATGTTATACCACCCGCACCATCTGAAGTTAATACTTCATTATCATTACCTGATACGACAGGAGATAAACCACTTGTACCTGAAGAACCTGATGTCCCACTTGTCCCTGATGTCCCACTAGTTCCTTGCAAACCACTTGTTCCGCTCGTACCCGTAGTTCCCGAAGAACCACTTGTACCCGATGTTCCTGAAGAACCGCTTGTTCCTGATGAACCAGAACTACCTGATGTTCCGCTTGAGCCCGAACTACCCGATGTTCCTGATGAGCCACTCGTACCTGAAGTTCCGCTCGTACCCGATGTTCCTGAACTACCTGACGTACCCGATGTTCCTGAACTACCTGACGTACCCGATGTTCCTGAAGAACCACTTGTTCCTGATGTTCCACTACTTCCTGATGTACCTGCAGTTCCACTTGAACCCGATGTTCCTGAAGAACCTGAAGACCCGCTTGTTCCTGAAGAACCTGACGTTCCACTTGTACCACTAGACCCTGAACTACCTGAGGAACCACTTGAACCTGATGTTCCACTTGTACCCGCAGTTCCTGAAGAACCCGAACTACCACTAGAACCTGATGTTCCCGATGTTCCACTACTTCCGCTTGTACCCGCGGTTCCTGATGAACCCGATGTTCCACTACTCCCTGAAGTTCCTGATGAACCTGAACTACCTGATGTTCCGCTTGTACCCGCAGTTCCTGATGAACCACTTGTTCCTGAACTACCCGAAGAACCCGAAGTTCCACTACTTCCACTAGAACCTGATGAACCCGAAGAACCGCTTGACCCCGATGTTCCACTACTTCCACTTGTACCCGCAGTTCCTGAAGAACCGCTACTTCCTGAAGAACCACTTGACCCCGATGAACCGCTTGTTCCTGAACTACCCGATGTTCCACTACTTCCGCTTGTGCCTGATGTACCTGCAGTTCCTGAAGAACCGCTTGTTCCTGATGTTCCTGAAGACCCCGAACTACCACTAGAACCTGAAGACCCCGAACTACCACTTGAACCTGAAGTTCCGCTAGTTCCTGAAGAACCACTTGACCCCGACGAACCTGAACTTCCTGACGTTCCACTAGTACCCGCAGTTCCTGAAGAGCCGCTACTACCGCTTGAACCTGAACTACCTGAAGTTCCTGATGAACCACTTGAACCTGATGAACCGCTACTACCACTTGAGCCAGACGTACCTGAAGTTCCTGATGAACCTGATGTACCTGCAGTTCCTGAAGAACCACTTGTCCCACTAGACCCTGATGAACCTGATGAGCCACTTGAACCTGAACTACCGCTAGTGCCTGATGTACCCGAGCTACCACTTGTTCCTGACGAACCACTTGTTCCACTTGAGCCCGAACTACCTGATGAACCTGATGTTCCTGATGAGCCACTCGTACCTGAAGTTCCGCTAGTTCCTGAAGAACCTGATGAGCCACTCGTACCTGAAGAACCGCTAGTTCCTGAAGAACCTGAAGTTCCACTAGTTCCTGAAGAACCACTTGTCCCCGACGTTCCTGAACTACCCGATGTACCACTTGAACCTGAACTACCTGACGTTCCCGATGTTCCACTACTTCCACTAGAACCTGAACTACCACTAGAACCTGATGTTCCACTTGTACCTGAAGAACCGCTTGACCCTGATGTTCCACTACTTCCACTTGTACCTGCAGTACCTGAAGAACCGCTTGACCCCGATGAACCGCTTGTCCCACTAGACCCTGATGAACCTGAACTACCACTAGAACCTGAACTTCCTGATGTACCTGAACTTCCGCTAGTACCTGATGTTCCGCTAGTCCCACTTGTACCCGCAGAACCTGAAGTTCCTGATGACCCGTTAGTTCCTGATGAACCACTTGAACCTGAAGTTCCGCTAGTTCCTGAAGAACCACTTGTCCCTGACGTACCTGAACTTCCGCTAGTTCCTGATGAACCACTTGTACCTGATGTTCCGCTAGTACCTGATGTTCCTGAAGAACCACTTGTCCCTGACGTACCTGAACTTCCGCTAGTTCCTGAAGAACCACTTGAACCTGATGACCCTGAACTTCCACTAGTTCCTGAAGTACCACTTGAACCTGAAGTTCCGCTAGTTCCTGAACTTCCGTTAGTTCCTGATGAACCACTTGTTCCTGATGAACCACTTGTTCCTGATGAACCACTTGTTCCTGATGAACCGCTTGTTCCTGAAGTACCCGAAGAACCTGACGTTCCACTTGTTCCCGATGAACCACTTGAACCCGATGTTCCTGATGAACCATTAGTTCCTGAAGTACCCGAAGAACCTGACGTTCCACTTGTTCCCGATGAACCACTTGTACCTGAACTACCGCTAGTTCCTGATGAACCTGAACTTCCTGACGTTCCGCTTGTACCCGCAGTACCTGACGAACCACTAGACCCTGAACTTCCTGATGAACCTGAACTTCCTGATGTTCCACTTGTTCCGCTAGACCCTGAAGAACCGCTTGACCCCGATGTTCCGCTAGTTCCTGATGAACCACTAGTTCCTGACGAACCTGAAGTACCACTTGAACCTGATGTTCCTGAAGAACCCGATGTTCCTGAAGAACCATCTGTTCCGCTAGTTCCTGACGAACCACTTGAACCTGATGTCCCCGATGAACCTGAACTACCGCTAGTGCCTGATGTACCCGAGCTACCACTTGTTCCTGACGAACCACTTGAACCTGATGACCCGCTTGTACCTGAAGACCCACTTGTTCCACTAGAACCTGATGTCCCACTTGACCCTGAAGTTCCTGATGAGCCACTTGTTCCGCTTGAACCAGATGTACCACTTGTTCCTGATGAACCATTTACACCACTAATACCACTTGAGCCTGAAGTTCCGCTACTACCATCCGTTCCTGATGAACCATCTGTTCCACTTGTACCTGAACTACCGTCAGTTCCGCTTGTTCCTGAAGTTCCACTTGACCCATCTGTTCCTGATGAACCATCTGTTCCACTAGTACCTGATGTTCCTGATGAACCATCTGTTCCACTAGTACCTGATGTTCCTGATGAGCCATCCGTACCTGAAGTACCACTAGTTCCTGAAGAACCATCTGTACCACTTGTTCCGCTAGTTCCTGAAGAACCATCAGTTCCGCTAGTTCCTGAAGAACCATCAGTTCCACTTGTACCTGAACTACCATCAACACCACTTAATCCACTTGAACCTGATGTTCCTGAAGTACCTGAACTACCGCTAGTTCCTGATGAACCTGAACTTCCACTTGTTCCCGATGAACCATCAGTACCTGAAGTACCACTAGTTCCCGAAGAACCATCTATTCCTGAAGTTCCTGAAGAACCATCAACACCACTTAATCCGCTTGAACCCGATGTTCCTGAAGAACCATCAGTTCCGCTTGTTCCTGATGAACCATCGGTTCCACTAGTACCTGATGTTCCTGAAGAGCCGTCTGTACCTGAAGTTCCTGAAGAACCGTCTGTTCCTGATGTTCCTGAAGAACCGTCTGTTCCTGAAGTTCCACTTGTTCCTGAAGAACCATCGGTTCCACTTGTTCCTGAAGAACCATCGGTTCCACTAGTACCTGATGTTCCTGAAGAGCCGTCTGTACCTGAAGTACCACTACTTCCTGAAGAACCATCAGTTCCCGAACTTCCGCTAGTTCCTGAAGAGCCGTCTGTACCTGATGTACCGCTAGTTCCTGAAGAGCCGTCTGTACCTGATGTACCACTAGTTCCTGAAGAACCATCAGTTCCTGAACTCCCACTAGTCCCTGAAGAACCATCTGTTCCGCTTGTTCCTGAAGAACCATCTGTTCCTGAAGTACCTGAACTTCCACTTGTTCCTGAAGAACCATCTGTTCCGCTTGTTCCTGAAGAACCGTCAACACCACTTAATCCACTTGAACCTGATGTTCCACTACTCCCATTAGTTCCACTTGTTCCTGAACTACCATCTGTTCCTGAAGTTCCACTAGTACCTGAAGAGCCATCTGTTCCCGAAGTTCCTGAAGAACCATCTGTTCCTGATGAACCATCTGTTCCGCTAGTTCCTGATGAACCATCTGTTCCACTAGTACCTGAAGTACCTGATGAACCATCTGTTCCGCTAGTGCCTGAAGAACCGTCAGTTCCGCTTGTTCCTGAACTACCATCCGTACCGCTTGTTCCTGAACTACCATCAGTCCCACTTGTTCCTGACGAACCACTTGTTCCTGATGAACCATCTGTTCCTGAAGAACCACTGGTCCCCGATGAACCGTTAGTACCGCTTGTTCCTGATGAACCATTCACACCACTAATACCACTTGAACCTGACGAGCCATCTGTCCCGCTAGTTCCTGAAGAACCGTCAGTACCACTTGTTCCTGAACTTCCTGAAGAACCGCTAGTCCCTGAAGAACCATCCGTTCCACTTGTTCCTGAAGAACCATCTGTACCTGAACTTCCACTAGTTCCTGAACTTCCACTAGTTCCTGAAGAACCATCTGTTCCTGAACTACCGTCAGTTCCGCTAGTTCCTGAAGAACCATCAACACCACTTAATCCACTTGAACCCGAGGTTCCTGAACTACCATCTGTCCCACTTGTACCTGATGTACCGCTAGTTCCTGAAGAGCCGTCTGTACCTGATGTACCACTAGTTCCTGAAGAACCATCAGTTCCTGAACTCCCACTAGTCCCTGAAGAACCGTCAGTTCCGCTTGTACCTGAAGAACCATCAACACCGCTTAATCCGCTTGACCCCGATGTTCCTGAAGAACCATCAGTTCCGCTAGTTCCTGAACTACCGTCAGTACCCGAACTTCCACTTGTTCCCGATGACCCATCTGTTCCTGAAGTACCTGATGAACCATCTGTCCCTGAAGTACCTGAAGAACCATCTGTTCCACTAGTACCTGAACTACCATCTGTTCCACTTGTTCCTGAGGAACCGCCTGAACCTGAAGAACCGCTTGTACCAGAACTTCCACTTGTACCTGAAGAACCATCAGTACCCGAACTTCCACTTGTACCTGAAGAACCATCAGTTCCGCTTGTTCCTGAAGAACCATCAGTACCGCTAGTTCCTGAAGAACCACTTGACCCCGATGTTCCTGAAGTACCTGAACTACCGTCAGTACCGCTAGTTCCTGATGAACCATCTGTTCCTGAAGTACCTGAACTTCCACTTGTTCCTGAAGAACCATCTGTTCCTGAAGTACCTGAAGAACCATCAACACCACTTAATCCACTTGAACCTGATGTTCCACTTGTTCCTGAAGAACCATCTGTTCCGCTTGTTCCACTAGTACCTGAAGAACCATCAGTTCCGCTTGTTCCTGAAGAACCATCAGTACCGCTAGTTCCTGAAGAACCGTCTGTTCCGCTTGTTCCTGAAGAACCGTCAACACCACTTAATCCACTTGAACCTGATGTTCCACTTGTTCCCGATGACCCATCTGTTCCGCTAGTTCCACTTGTTCCTGATGAACCATCTGTTCCGCTAGTTCCTGAAGAACCGTTAGTACCACTAGTTCCTGATGAACCATCTGTTCCTGAACTACCGCTTGTCCCTGATGAACCATCTGTTCCGCTTGTTCCTGAAGAACCTGACGTACCATTAGTTCCGTTAACACCACTAATTCCACTTGAACCCGAGGTACCACTTGAACCATCGGTACCACTTGTTCCTGAACTACCGTCAGTTCCACTTGTTCCTGAAGAACCATCAGTTCCTGAAGTACCTGAACTCCCACTTGTTCCTGAAGAACCGCTAGTCCCTGAAGAACCATCCGTTCCACTTGTTCCTGAAGAACCATCTGTTCCTGAACTTCCGCTTGTTCCTGAACTACCGTCAGTTCCGCTAGTTCCTGATGAACCATCTGTTCCTGAACTACCGTCAGTTCCACTTGTTCCTGAAGAACCATCAACACCACTTAATCCGCTTGAACCCGAAGTGCCTGAACTTCCGTCAGTTCCACTTGTTCCTGATGAACCATCTGTTCCTGAACTTCCGCTAGTTCCTGATGAACCATCTGTTCCTGAAGTTCCTGAACTACCGTCAGTTCCGCTTGTACCTGAACTACCATCTGTACCACTTGAGCCCGATGTTCCTGAAGAACCATCTGTTCCACTAGTTCCTGATGAACCATCTGTTCCTGAACTACCGTCAGTACCGCTTGTTCCTGAAGAACCGTCAATACCACTAGTTCCTGAACTACCGTCAGTTCCACTTGTACCTGAACTACCGTCAGTTCCACTTGTACCTGAACTACCATTGGTACCACTTGTTCCGCTTGAGCCCGATGTTCCTGAAGAACCATCTGTTCCTGATGTTCCTGAAGACCCACTATTTCCTGACGTACCTGAACTACCATCGGTCCCACTAATACCTGAAGTCCCTGAAGAACCATTAACACCACTTATACCACTAGACCCTGAAGTTCCCGAAGAACCATCAGCACCTGAAGTTCCCGAACTACCGTCAGTTCCTGAAGTTCCTGAAGAACCGTCAATCCCACTTGTTCCTGAAGAACCTGACGTTCCTGAAGAACCGTCAGTCCCACTTGTTCCTGAACTACCATCAGTACCTGAAGTACCTGATGAACCATCAGTACCCGAACTTCCACTAGTCCCTGAAGAGCCGTTAGTCCCTGAAGAGCCGTTAGTCCCTGAAGAGCCGTTAGTTCCTGAAGAACCACTACTACCAGAAGAACCACTACTACCTGACGTACCCGATGTTCCTGATGAACCACTTTCACCCGAAGAACCCGATGAACCCGATGAACCGTTAGTTCCTGAAGAACCGTTAGTTCCTGAAGAACCGTTAGTTCCTGAAGAACCACTACTACCAGAAGAACCACTTGAACCTGAACTTCCTGATGAACCACTTGAACCTGAACTTCCTGATGAACCACTTGTTCCACTAGAACCTGATATTCCTGAAGTACCACTTGAACCTGATGTTCCTTTAGTTCCTGAACTACCCGAAGAACCGCTACTTCCTGATGTTCCACTACTTCCTGAAGAACCACTTAAACCTGAAGTACCATTTTGACCACTTGAACCTGACGAACCATTAACACCACTTGTTCCTGATGAACCATTAACACCACTTGTTCCTGCAGTACCTGAAGTACCAGCAAGGGATAGAGCATCCGCAATTTGTTGGATACTTGCTTTATATGATGAACCTGCGGGGTTTTGTGATGTATCACCCGTAATGACAATGTGTACAATGTCATCTGGAGATACTATCGGAGCTTGGGTTCTGTCGGTCAGTCTTTGATAATTCGGCATCTTTTTAGTCTATATGTATAAATATGAATCTTTTCATAATTTGGTTTTTATTGGTCTTCGAATATATAAATATTTGCATCCATGAAAATAAAGATTTCTCCGTCTTGATAAATCTTACCTTTCTCGTCACAATAAATTATTCCGAACTTTTCGCACCCCAAAGAGTCTATGATTTTTATTCCAACGGCGGGGGCTGAATTGAATGTGGTTGGTAGTACAATAGATATTGATGGAGGTACTTGAGTGTTAATAGTTGAAATTAAAACACATTGATTCCCATACACATCACACGCATATAAATCATACGGTAATGTAACTCCAGAAACTCCAGTAATCTCAATTTGTGTCATATTGAATAAATAGTTAGTATTTACTTTAACTCTTTTTTAAAACAAAAAATCCCCCAAGGGTTGGAGGACTTTATTTATGTTTTTATAGTTATTAATAAGGAGTGTCAGAACTACGTGTTATTGCCCCAACAATAACGGTACTACCTAAATTACTAAGGTCTTGTTGAAAAGAGGGTGAATTTAATGAGTCAATTAAAAGAACACAGTCACCATCATTAATTTGATTAGTGGACGCACCTCCGTAAGGATTTGCACCTTGTATTGGTAATAATGAACTTTTGGGGGTTGTAAACCCACTTGTATATACAATATTTCTACATATCCTTATATCAGTAAGTTTCGCATCTAAAAAATTACTACTCGATAGTAAAGAGCCAAAATAAATTAAACCAATAGTGTTACTAATCAGAGTGTTAGGTATTCCAACGGCAGTTTTGTCATTACCATCAAAATAGACTTTAACTTGACCATTGTCACATGTAATTGCAATGTGTTGCCAAACATTTGTTGACAATGGTAGAGATATCGCATTACCAGTGGATAATCCGTGAAGACAACTATCTGATGGGTCAATATATAAATTTAAATCACCACCACCAAATGAAGCACTTTGACTAAATATGTATTGGTTACTACCTGTTGATACTGGATTTCCAAAATACCAAAATTCAATTGTAAAGAATTCATTAACTGTACCAATATGAGTAGGAATAATCCTTGCCGTATTAGAACTATTTGGAAATATTAACGAACCTGGATTTACTTCCCAAGAAGACCAATGTCCAAAACCGTTCATCCAAATATACGCCTCGTCACCTGTTGTGTAAGTTTTACTACTAACAAATCCCGCCTTTTCAACAAATGAAATTTCATTTAACGACAACGACCTCCAAAATCCTACATACGCAGAAATCCCTAACGGATTTGGTTGTGTTCCTGTTGGAACTGAGTGAGCGATTACATACCCAAGGTCTTCATCGGGTCCGTTCCACCATTGAATTCCACCTGGTTGTAATGTGTAGTCTTGGTCGTCAACCCCAATAGTTAATGTACTATTAAATACTCGGATAGCCCCATTGATTAGTGATAATGTTGGATTATATGCAAATGGTCTTGATGTTGACATAGTTTTTTTTTTATTTAATAAATATCTTTTATTTTTATTTTATTCTTAAACTTAATATTATAAACCAATTGTTGGTGTTACACAAGGGGTGCGAGTTAATGTTGGTGTTGGTCTTGGAGCACGAGTTGGTTTTGGGGTTGGTGTTGGGGTGGCGCAAGGGTCAAAAGTAGGGGTTGGTGTTGGGTGTAGTGTTGGAGTTGGTGTTTTGGTTGGTTTAGGCGTTTTAGTTGGTTGTGGGGGGCAAGGAGTGTCTGTTGGTGTTGGTGTTGGCGTACTTGTAGGAATAGGAGTTGGGGTACTTGTAGGTGTTGGTGTAGGTGTTGGTGATGGAATTGGTCTAACAACAGTTAAGAAGTTAGGGCAGTCAGAATTAATAACTAATATAGTATAAACACCATAAACCTCTCTTGGGGGAGTTAATAAGTTAGGTTCAAATAAAAAAGGTAATAATACATCACCTAAATTAATAGCGTCCATACTGTTGTCAGGTTTAAAAACAACATTAGCAATTTGACCATTATAATTGATACTAGATATTACAATTGTTTCATTCATATACTTAAATTATTTGGGTCACAATCACAATTGATATCAACAACTGTTACAGTTCCTCCACCATTAAGTTTAATTACATTGATGGCACATTTATAAGTTATGGTAACATATAATGGTACATCAATAACTTCGACAGTATTATCACAATATAAAATTTGATACGTTGAACCAGTTCCAGGTCCAAATCCACTATATAATTGGAATGTTTTGCAACAAGATGAACAATCTCCAATAACCGTATACGTCAGAAAATTTATATGCTGTATTCCTGCACCGCCTCCATATAGACAACTACCTATAATATTTGGTAGTGGTACCCAATTATTCATTCCCCCAATTGGTGTAAGACTATTTATAGGAAGATATGCGAGTGGGTTAGGTAATGGATAATATGTGGACATATCCTCTAAAATCCAATAATTATTTATATTATCCCAAGAAATCCTCATTAATACGGTGGGTGGGGCGATAGAGTAATAAGTGAAATAATATGATGATTTACCATTAATCTGAGTTGAAGGACTTATATTTGATGGTAATGCAATTGTACCAGTACAATCCGTTAAATCATCAATAAAACGAATACACTCTCCAGGTGTATAAACCGTAGGTGTAGGTGTAGGTGTAGGTGTTGGTGTTGAAGTTGGTGTTGAAGTTGGTGTTGAAGTGTTAGTCGGTGTTGGTGTTGGGGTGTTAGTTGGTGTTGGGGTCGGTGAATATGTGGTTGTAGTTGTTGTTAAATTTGAGGTTGTAGTTGTTGTTGTTAAATTTGAGGTTGTAGTTGTTGTCGTTAAATTTGAGGTTGTTGTTGTCGTTGTGGTTAAATTTGTGGTGGTGGTTGTTGTTGTTTCTCCAGATATTTGGTATGTAAAGTCGTTAGGTAAACAAACCGATGTCGAGCAGTCAGGACAATCAGGGTTAAACATTCTGAAAGTATTTTTTAATAAATTAAAGTTGTGTTTTACCTCAGGAGCCGATAATGGGGTAACATACATTCTAAATTGTGAAATGGCACCATCAAAAGTTCCCGCAAAATTCTGTTCAATTAATATATTAGTTTTTAACCCATTAAATGTTGTCCCCGATAAATCATTAATTGGGAAATTTTCAGGGTCTTGAATATAAGGTCCGTAAGGTTGCGTCATAGATGAAAAAGTTAAATTTTCTCTAAGTCCTTGGGTACCTCCACCCCACGATATATTAAATGGAACACCAACTTGTTTTTCTTTGTCGGTATCTAACCCTCTTGGGATAATCTCCTCAAAATTTTCAATTGTATGAAATAATTTACCATTAACGTAAATCTTAAGTCTCCCATTTCGATATAATTTATCAATTAACCATTTTTCATTTAATCTAACCAACTCAATTTGTTCTGATGTTTTACCACCAATTTGAGTGTATGGTATTGTAATTAATGATGTTGCATTATTTGCTAATGATTCTAAATAAAGTTTTTCAGTTATATCACCAAGTCCTCCTCGATACCATAAATCACACGTATCTAACCATGTATATCTTTCCCATACCGCATCTACTTGAAACCAATGTTCCTCCTCTAACCACGCGGGATTCTCTAATAAACATGTAGGGTAAATTGGGGGTGTACAATAATCAACAATAGTGTGTCCTGTAGTGTACGTAATTCCACTTGTTTCACAAGAACCCGTAGTAACACAGTCTCCTGTGAATTTTAACATTCTAACTCCGATACCAGGATTTTTTGGGTCACCACATAATCTAAAAGATAATGCGTTTGACATAGAATCATATATTGGATTTGTTTCACAAGTATTTTCGATTGATGTAAATCCTGTATTACAGTTATAACAAGTTGTGGTTGTTGTACAAACATCACATGATGGTGTGCAAACAGGTGGTAGTTCACAATCAGGTATTGGCGTTGGAGGGGGTGTTGGTGTTGGTGTTGGGATAATTATAGTGTCGCATATGTGTGTTTGACATTCCCACCCACAAGTTTCACAAGGGTCTAAATTACAATCACAACCACAAGTAATTTTCTTTTCTGGGTCTCCATTACAACTACTACACCCATAATTAACGTGAGGGTCATGAATATTATTTACTGACCTTGGCGGATAAACAAATACACATCTACTATCCGTAATTGTTCTATTACAACAAGCACATGTTTGTAGTTGAGTTAGACCTGATGTTACTCGATTGTACCCCGAAAAACACAATGGACTACCACTGGCGTGGTGATAAAATTTATTTTCAGCTCTAGTTCCAAAATAAAAAAAAGTATTCTTATTGTTTGGATAAATTTCATTAAGAGTTGTTTCATTAGGTAATGGAGAATACTCATTGATAAGTCTTGGTTTCAAAACCATTTCAACGGACCATCCTTTATTCATTCTTTCAGGAAAAATCTCATAATCAAAACCAAATAATTTATAAAACCCTTGATAAAAACCACCATATAATTCGTGGTATCTACCCTCAAAAGGGCTTGATTTACTAACCACTTCGTATAAAACGGTTTTATTAAACCCCGAAAATCTTACGTTAGGTAAATTGGTGTGACCTGTAACTTGATGTAACTTTAATCTTCGGTCGTAATACATTCTATTGAATTTTAAATAATCAGAATATAAACCTTTAGTGAATGTTATCGTTTCACCCGTCATTTGGTTGACTAATCCGTTGTCAACACCTGTTAACCCAATATCACATGATGTTGATGATGAGTAACAAGTCAAATCATCATTATTTGGATTGTAATAATTTTGAGATACAAAAATATTATTATTATTGTATTGTTTATATGAAAGTGTTTGGTTTTGAACACTTAAAGGATTGTTAATGTCAAAATAAACAGGAAGTCGGTTTCCGTATGTTTGTGCAATCAAATATGGGGAGAAAACAACCTCTTGATTGTAGTCTTGTTCATCTGAGGTCAAAGACATATCATTGGAATCTAAATTAAGTTTTAGAGACCAATTTGAGCGGACGTATTGATTTATATTTTGACTTGCCATCTTTTTTATGATAAATACTCTAAATCGAAGTATTTATTGGAAAATGTGTTATGATAAATTTTAACAAAGAATACTACAGTAATAATTATTACTTCTTTTTAAAAGATAGAGGAGACCAAATCTCCTTATACTATTCTATTGCTGACACTTTAACCGAATCTAGAAAAAAAGACAAAAAAATGGACTTCGATAAAAAAGATTCGAAAAAAGTTAAAGATGTTGTAAATAATATTTTAAAATCAAAAGAAAAACAAACAACAATTGATATTGAGGATAAATTAAAAGGTGTAAAAAAATCTTCGGGTGAGATTGGTGAGTTAGTTGATTCTGACGGAACTATGTTAAGTTCAAGAATTCCTTTGATAAATTTAACCCTTTCCCCAAGAAAAACAATGGACCAAACTGTTGTTATGGCTAGAACAACAAATGACCCTGTAACAAGAGGTTACCGTGTTTATTATGGTGAGAGTGAAGAAGAAAAAGAAAATATTGTGTCAGAAGTTGACTATTCAGAAGCCTTTGGATATGTTGAGACTGAAGGAAAAGATTTTAAAGAAACTATAAATATATTAAAAAAGATGGGTGTTGAGAATCCCGTACAAAGAGCAAAAGAATTTGGTAAATTACCCAAAGCTAAGAAAGTTGGTGGTAAATTAAAACAAAGACTTTCTGAAAAAGATAGTATTGAAGAACAACAAAAAGAAAAAATGATTAAAATGGTTGAGGACATCTTAACTAAGAAATCTAAAGATAGTTCAGACGTTGTAAAACGTGATGAAAGCGTTAGTAAGATATTAGTTAAAAATTTACAATCAATTAAAAAATTAGCAGATAAAGAAGGTATCAGTATTTCTAAATTAATTAACATATTAAAATCAAATGAATAAAGATTTATATGGAAATAAATTTTCTCTACCTGAGGAGGTTGTAAGTTATTTACAACAGTGTCATGATGCCGCGGGAGGTGCTGACGAAAGTGTTGAGGGTTATAAGAGAAACAAAGAACTAAGAGATAGTCGTGAAGTTACATATCAACAATTAAAACGAATGAAAAATTGGTTTGATAAGTTTGAGGGTGACGAAAATGATTTATCTTATATTTTAAATGGGGGTCATTATGTTAAAAATTGGGTTCACAACACCTTAACTTCAATGAGAGATAATGTACACAATACTAAAAAGAATAAATCTGAGGTTTTACCTAATCAATTTATTCAGCCACATGAGAAGAATGACATGACAACGATTAATAGACCTAGTAAAAGTCACAAATCAACCGTTGATAAATATGACACTGCTATCATGGAAAATTTAACTAGAATAAACGATTTAATTAAAAAAATAATATAATATGCCAACAACAGAACCAATTAGTTTCGAGCAACCTAAAAATGATTTATCATCAATTGCTGAGATGGAGAGAGCAAAATTATTCCCAAAGAATGATTATAAACCAACAAACCAATATTCTGCGGTTAATCCTGACGCTATTGCCGATGGAGATGCTCAAGGTAAAGGTACTGGAGGATTTTTAGATGTTTATAATCAAGGTGCGGGAGCAATCCAAGACATTTTAGAGAGAAAGGCCGAGGTAGTTATTAATGAATTTAAACCCAACTCACCGTATACTACACCAAGTGCATAATGAAACTTTACAACACAGTTAAATCTCTTATTTTAGAAGTAGCGTCGATTGACTCAATCGTTGATGCTATAAAAAAAAGAAATAAGATAGTAATTTACTATGATGGTGATGAGCCAGGTGGTAGAGGGTTAAGAGAAATCGAACCTGTTTGTCTTGGGTATAGTAAGTCAGATAATCCTGTTTTAAGAGCTTGGGATAATGAAGGGTCTTCTCATACCGCGTATAAAGGCGAACAACCTTTACCTGGGTGGAGATTATTCAGAGTTGATAAAATATTATCATTTAAACCAACGGGAGAAAATTTTGATTCATCTAAACCAGGATATAATCCATCAGGGGACAAAAGTATGAATAGAGTTATTATTAACGCAGTGTTTAATCAACAACCAACGGAACCAACGGAACCAACGGAACCAACGGAACCAATACAATAATTAAGATATGACAAACGAAAACGACTTAATACAAAAATTAATGGTATCTAAGGCTATTATGGATAAACATAATAATACCCCAAGAGCGGGTAATAATTTAAATATGACAAGTCCAATGGTTCAGGATTACGAAGCCCCACAAGCCAAGTATAACTTACCACAAGAATTTATGCAGGAATCTGTAACTCAATCAGTTCCTTCAACACAACAACCAATAACCAAAGATAGGGTTATGTCATCTAAATTACCTGATGAGATTAAAAGGTTAATGATAGAACATCCAATCAATCAACCAAACTCAATGGCAGGACCTTCATTATCTAATGATTTGATTGATAAAGCCGCAAGATTGATGAATGTTGACGCTAAAGGAACTCCAAGAGGACCTCAACCAAAAAGAGTTACCGAACAATCAATACCGACTCAAGATTTGTCAAGTTTAAAAGAATTGTTAAGAGAAGTTGTTGAAGAGGTTTTATTAGAAAATGGATTAATCGCCGAATCAACCCAAAAATCAAATGAAGTATTTTCTTTTAAGGTAGGTAAGCATATATTTGAAGGTAAGGTTACTAAGATAAAAAAAATATCTTAAAAACAAGTTTACTCTAAAGAAAACCCCCCTCATAACTATGTGGGGGTTTTTTATTTTATAAGGTTGATATTCTATTATTTTCTTATTATATTTTCTAAGACAATTTTATATTATGAAAGAAAAAATTAATGTTTTAGTACTACCAAGTGATAAAAGTGGTGTTGGGAAATTTCGTTCTATCGACCCTCACGTACATTTACAAAATTTATATCCTGACGACTTCCATTTAGACATTGACTACGAACCAAAAATCAATGACCCAAATTATTGGAAAAAATATCAAATCGTTCACGTACATAGAAATATTGGTAGTAATTACGACAATACTCCACTAATCATTAGAAAGTTAAAATCACTAGGAATTATCGTTATTGTTGACATTGATGATTATTGGTTACCAACAAAAGAACATCCTATTCATCAAATAATTGTTCAACAAAAAATTAACGAAAAAATTGTTGCAAACTTAAAAGAAGCTGATTATGTTACAACAACAACAGATATTTTTGCAAATGAAATTAGAAGGTTTAATAAAAATGTTGTTGTATTCCCCAATGCAATTAACCCAAAAGAACCTCAATTCAATCAACCAACCGTTGAATCAGATAGAATTAGAGTTGGGTGGTTAGGTGGCTCATCTCACTTACATGATTTAATGTTACTACAAGGGTTCACTCAAAGAAATGGTAAGGACATTAATGACAAAATTCAATATGTTATTTGTGGGTTTGATACTCGTGGTACTGTTACTGAGATTAATCCACAAACGGGGGAACAAAAACGTAGAGACATTTTACCTCACGAAACTGTGTGGGCAAAATATGAAGAGATTTTTACAAACAATTATAATTTAGTTGATGAGGATTATAAAAAATTCTTAATGGAATATAAAGAACAAGATTATGTTTCAAATAAAGAATTACCTTATCTTAGAGTTTGGACAAAACCTGTTACCACATATGCAATGAATTATTCTAAATTTGATATTTCATTAGCTCCAATCAAAAATCACGTCTTTAATAGAATGAAATCTCAGTTAAAAGTTATTGAAGCAGGATTTTATAAGAAAGCGTTAATCGCGTCTGAAATAGGTCCATATACAATCGACTTGAAACATTGTATGAAGAATGGTAACTTTGTTGATGGTAATGCTTTATTAGTCGGTGAGCAAAGAAATCATAGTGATTGGTCGAAACACATCAAAAAGTTAGTTCAAAACCCTAATTTGATTACAGATATGGGAGAAAGATTATATGAAACGGTTAAAGACAAATACGATTTAAATACCGTAACAAAAAATAGAGCAGAATTTTATAAATCATTAATTAAATAATATGTATAATAAAAAAGGTAAAGTTGGGTTCACCGCAGGTAATTTTGATTTATTACACCCAGGTTATATTTACACTTTTGAAGCGGCAAAAGAAAAGTGTGATTACTTTATGGTCTTTTTACAAAGAGACCCGTCTGAGACAAGATTTACAAAGTATAAACCAGTCGTTCCATTATATGAAAGATATAAAACTTTAATGTCAATAAAGTATGTTGATGAAGTTGTGACATATCAAACTGAAGAGGATTTAATAAAACTTATTGAGTTTTATAAACCTGATGTTAGAATTTTAGGTGACGATTATATTGGTAAGAGGTTTACTGGAGACCATCTACCAATTGAGGTAGTTTACACCACAAGGTCTCACAATTGGTCAACAACTAAAATCAAAGATTTAATCACAATACAAACATTGAAACAAAACCCTGAAATTTTAAAAAATTTAGAGACAAATGATTAAAATACCTATTACTAAAATTTTGTTTCTTGATATAGAAACAGTTGGGATTGAAAAAGACTTCGATACTTGTGTTGAAAAACGTCCTGAAATTGCACATCAATTCGATAAGTATTTCGATTGGTTTTTAAAACGATTCCCTGAAGACGCAATTAAAGGGGAAAACGAAGATGAAAGAAAAAATATTATATTCTCAACAAGAACCGCGCTGGTACCCGAATTTGCAAAGATTGTATGTGTTAGTGTTGCCTTTGTTATGGATAATGGTGAAGTTAAAAAACAAACGTTTTCTGGTGATGATGAGGAACAATTATTACGTGATTGTCAGAAATTATTGGACCGTTGTGGAAGATTGGATTTCTTTCTGTGTGGGCATAATCTAAAGAATTTTGATATTCCAATGATGGCTAAAAGAATGATTATTAATGGATTACTTCCACCATCAATTTTACCGTCATACGATACAAAACCATGGGAAATTAAAGCCATCGACACTAAAGAAATTTGGCAATATGGTGCTTATACGGCGATTGGTTCATTAGATTTAATGTGTACCTCAATGGAGATTCCATCACCAAAAGAAGGTGAAATCACAGGAGATAAAGTACATAATTCATATTGGAACCATGGTAAATTAAAAGAAATCTCAGAATACTGTGAACGAGACGTTAACGTATTAATTGAGGTGATAAAAAAATTAAAAGAACTTAAATAATGTCAGAAGAAATAGATTTAGATTTTTTAAAGAAAAAAGCCGAAGAGCTAAAATCAATACTATCAATGTCAGAAAACAATGATATTGATTATAATCAAATCCTTGAGGAGTTTGGTGTTGATGTTAAACAATTAGAAGTTGATATGAAAAACTATAAAGCTCAGTTAGAATTAGGTTTTAATAAACTACATCTTGATGCCGTAACCCCAAGTTATAACTACCCAAGTGATTCTGGATTTGATTTATACTCAGTTGAAGATATTACAATTGAGGGACTTGGTAGAGGTTTAGTTCCGACAGGATTATCATTTGACATTAAAGATGGATATGAAATTCAAGTTAGGTCTAAAAGTGGGTTAGCCATTAATCAAGGTTTAATGTGTTTAAACTCTCCAGGAACGGTAGATAATGGATATACAGGTGAAGTAAAAGTAATTATATTTAATACAAATAAAGAACCTTTTACAATTACTAAAGGTATGAAAGTTGCTCAAGCAGTTTTATGTCCCGTAGTTAATGGTGGTTGGGTTTATTTGGATGAGAGAAATGAAGTAACAAAAAAAGACCGTAATAGTAACGGATTCGGTTCAACAGGAATTTAATATGATAACAATAATTTATTCAACCCATAAAGACGAAACTTATAATAACAAATTTAAACAACATTTGTTACAAACTGTTGGATTAAAACATGTTCAGATTTTAGAGTTTCAGAACAATAATCAATACAGTTTGGCTGAGGTATATAACAAAGGTATATCACAATCAATTTATGATATTGTGGTTTGTTGTCATAACGACATCAAATTAGAAAATAATTGGGGTAAGAAATTATTTAAAGATTTCGAAAATAACCCTGATTACGGAATCATTGGGAAGGCAGGGTCAACATATTTTCCTGAATCAGGAGTCTATTGGGAACGAATGGCTCAAACAATGGTTGGTCATGTATATCACCAACCTGAGGGTCGTAAAAAATGGGTTAATAAGTATTCCGCAAAATTAGATGAATTAACACCAGTAGTGACTATTGATGGTTTATTCATTTCATTCGATAAAACAAAAATAAAACATAATTTTAATGAGACTATTGGTAAGTTTCATTTTTATGACCACCCATTCTGTTTAAGTAATTATTTAGACGGGGTAAAAATTGGGGTTACATTTTCTTTTGATATTACCCACCAATCAGTTGGACGACCAAATGAGGAATTTTTTGAAAGTAAAACTAAATTTTTAGAGAAGTTCTCGTCTAAATTGCCATTAGACTTAAAACCAAACAGTATTTACGTTCCTAAAATAAACGAAAAACCAACTAAAAATATTGGTAAAGTTTCGGTAATTATACCAACAAAAGATAAGTTCGAATTAATAAGTGAATGTATTCTATCTTTTTACGAACATTGTAACCCTAATTTATTTGACATTTTTATCGCCGACACTGGGTCAACTGATGAAAATAAAGAAAAACTTAAATCATTTATTTCTGATTATAATAATATTAAATTAATTGAATATGATTATTATAATTTTGCAAAAATTAATAATGATGTGGTTAAAAACCATCTAAATAACACTCACGAATATTTGTTATTTTGTAATAATGATATTAAATTATTAAACAACGTTATTTATGGTATGTTAAAAATATTCAAAACAACTCCAAAAGTTGGTACTGTCGGTTGTCGTCTACATTATTTAGATAATACCGTACAACATGATGGTATGGTAATTTATATTCATAACAATATAATACAATTAACACATTCGGGATTAAAAGGATATTATACTTATACACCATCAATAAAAAAAGTATTGGGGTCTACTGCAGCTCTATTAATGATTAATAAAACCATATTTGAAAAGTGTGGTTATTTTAACGAAAATTATCAAACTTGTTTAGAGGATGCGGAATTAAACATCAAATGTCTTTCATTAGGTCTAAATAATTATTATGACGGTAATTTAGTTGCTTATCACTATGAGAGTCAAACCAGAGGAGATAATGATGATAATTACCGTCAAGATTACATTAACACTTTTTATCCTTTTATGATTAAAAACGAAAACAATATTAAACCTTTTATATTTAAATTAAACTAATGGCACAAGGAATTTACCAAATAACAGAAAATTTTGAAACTAAACTATCCGAATATACAGGTGCGAAGTACGTTGTAACAGTGGATAATCAAAGTAACGCATTATTCTTATCACTAATGTATGAGAATATTAAAGGTATGGAAATTGAGATTCCATCCAGAACATACCCATCGGTACCATGTGAGATTATTCATGCGGGAGGTAAGGTTAAATTTACCCCTGTTGAGGGTAAAACTATAAAAGGTGCGTACCAGTTGTCCCCAACAAAAGTTTGGGATTCGGCACTTAGGTTTACTAGTAATATGTACATACCTAACACTCATATGTGTATCTCATTCACAGGACCATACAAACACTTTAAACTGTCTAAGGGTGGTGCAATTTTAACAGACGACTATGATGCGTATCTTTGGTTCAAACGAGCAAGATATAGTGGGAGAAGAGAATGTTCATACCATGACGACCATTTTGATATGTTAGGTTGGAATTTTTATATGATGCCCGAATTAGCCGCGAGAGGTTATTTATTAATGAATCAGTTCTATAATATGGATGGGACTCCAAAACATAATGAGGATTTAGAATTACCTTATCCAGATTTATCAAATTTTAAAATATATCAACAATGAAAAATTACAAATTTACAGAAGAATGGTTTACCAACGATGGGTTATCCGTATTAAATAATTTAGACCCAACAAAAGAAATTCATATCCTTGAGATAGGTTGTTTTGAGGGTAAATCCACTATTTGGTTTTTAGATAATATTTTACAAAACGACAAATCAACGATAACTTGTGTCGACCCATGGACTAATTTTAGTCAAGATAATAATAGTTTAAATTCTTACTTTAAAGATAACGCTGAATGGTTATTAAGTGAAAGAAAAACTAAAGAAATGTTTTTACATAATATTAATGAAAGTACAAACGCCAATAAGGTAATCGTTAGGGAAGGTCTTTCAAATAAAGTCTTACCATTTTTAATTACTGAAGGAAAAATGTACGATATAATTTTTATTGACGGTAATCATACCGCACCATATGTTATGATGGATGCGATTATGTCATGGGAATTATTAAATGATAATGGTATTATTATTTTTGACGATTACTTATGGGAAATGAGTCGGCCAACAAACTTAAGACCGAAAGAATCTGTAGACTATTTTATGTTAACCTTTTCTGACTATATTACCGAATTACATTCAAATTACCGTAAAATAATTAAAAAAATAAAATAAAAAAATCGAGAATAGGTACAGGTGAGTTTGGAAGGAAAGTGAGTAATAATCTTTCTTTACTGTCTATAAAAATTAATTAAAATAACTATGTTTTATACTAAAGAAGAATTAAAATTAATTGGATTTAAATCAATTGGGGAAAATGTTTTGATTTCAAACAAATGTTCAATTTACAATCCACGGAACATATCGATAGGTAACAATGTTAGAATTGATGATTTTTGTGTGATTAGCGCTGGTGAAGGTGGAATTAAAATAGGTAACTATGTTCACATTGCCGTTTTTTGTAGTTTAATCGGGAACGGTAAAATAACACTTGACGATTTTTCAGGATTATCATCAAGAGTATCAATATACAGTTCAACTGATGATTATAGTGGTAATTTTTTAACAAATCCAACAGTAAGTAAAGAATACACTAATGTTATATCAGGTGATGTTAGGTTAGGTAAACACGTTATTGTTGGTGCGGGGAGTGTGATATTACCAAATGTTAATATTGATGACCATAGTTCTGTTGGTTCGTTATCATTAGTGACTAAAGATGTTGAAAAGTCTAAAATTGTTGTTGGTATACCATCTAAGGTCATAAAAAATAGAGAAAATAATTTATACAGTTTAGAATGCGAGTTTCTGAAAAAATAACTATAACAGATAAAATGGTGAGGGATTTTTCCGAACTGTCTGGAGATAAAAATCCAATCCACTTAGATGATGAGTATTCCAAAAATAGTATATTTGGAAAAAGAATTGCACATGGAATGTTATTATCTTCCTTTTTTTCTAAGATAATTGCAACCTATTACCCTGGTGAAGGTTCAATATATTTAAAACAAGATTTAAATTTTAAAAACCCTTGTTACATTAATGATGAGATTGAAATTGTGATTGAGTTAGACAAAAAAGAAAATAATAAGTATTTTTTAAAAACAAAAATAATAAGAGACGATGTAGAAATTATTGATGGTAATGCGATAGTTTTAAAAAAATAAAGTAAAAACTAAATAATCATGAAACTATCAATTATAATATCAACATACCAAAGAACAGATAACTCAACACCTTTTTACTTAAAAAGAGCGTTAGATTGTGTTTTTAATCAAACTCATGAAGATTTTAAAGTTTACGTTATTGGAGACAAGTACGAAGATAATGAAGAGTTTATTAACATATGTAAAAGTTACGATAAAGATAAACTCTATTTTGAAAACCTCCCGTTTGCTAAAGAAAGGGACCGTTATGGTAAAGGGTATGCTCTTTGGTCTTACGGTGGTGTTAACGCGGTTAACTACGGAATTGATAAATCATTAGACGATGGAAACTATTATATTTGTCATTTGGACCATGACGACGTATGGGAACCAAATCATTTAGAAGTAATTAATAAATGTCTATTAAATACAAACGCCGATTGGGTTTGTACTAAGTCAACTTACTTGTCACCAGAAAAAACTATGCCAAAAATAATTGGTATCGAAAATCATTATATTAATTTTCTACCAAGTTATGCGACATTAATCCATTCTTCAGTATGTATGAATTTTAATACAATACCATTTAAATATCGTGATTTATTTGATGAAACAGGGGTTGTTGGGTTACCCTCTGATGGTGAATTATGGAATAGATGTAGAGAACATATATTAAAAAATAACTTAAAAAGTTATTTAATTAACTCAATAACCTGTCACCATGATGAAGAAGGATTTGAAAGAAATTGATTTACATAAACAGTAACTAAAGTATATTTTAAAAAACAATTAACATTTAAGTTTTTAACATGACAGAAAGAAAAAAAAGAAGTACAGTACCACCAAAACCAGTTGATGAGTACAAACCAAGACTAACAAAAAAAGAATTAATATCACAAATCATAAAGAAAAAATCTAAAGAGAAGTTTCTTTCGGAAAGTCAAAGAAAGTATTATGACATTTTAACTAATAGTCAAATTACCATTTGTTCAGGACCTGCAGGTGTTGGTAAAAGTTACATAGCGATGAAAGCGGCGGTAGATTTACTCGCAGACCCTACAACACCTTATGAAAAAATCATTATTGTAAGACCCGCAGTTGAGGCCGAAGAAAAATTAGGTTCACTCCCTGGTAATGTTGAAGAGAAATTAGACCCTTACATTTTCCCATCGTATTATTTATTAAATAAGATTATTGGTAAAGAAGCGAGAGAAAAATTAAAAGAGATTGAAGCTATCGAAGTTTTTGCATTGGCCTACATGAGAGGTATGAACATCGACAATTCAATTCTACTATTCGAGGAGGCTCAGAACTCAACACCAAGTCAAATGAAATTATTATTAACAAGGATTGGGTTTAATTCTAAATTCTTCCTTTCAGGTGACTTAGAACAATTTGACCGACATAAAGATAAAACTCAGACAGGGTTGTGGGACGCACTACAAAAGTTTCAAAATATGGATGATATTGGAACATTCGAATTCAAACCTGAAGATGTGGTTAGAAACCCATTAATTAGTAAAATCCTAAAAAGATACGAAAACTAAAATAATTACGAACCCAATAAGTATAAATTCAATTTAATTTACTTATTGGGTTTTTTACATATTTTTTTACGTATATGAGAATAGGTATAGAAATTAATGGTGTTCTACGAAACACTTTAGACAAAATAGAACAAACTTATCAAAAATTCATGATTGATAAGACTGACGGTATTGAGGAAGAAAACACCTTCAATTACGAGATAACAACACCTGTTGATAGTCTTGATTTAAAAAAACATTTTAGTTTTGAAAATGATGAGGAGTTATACTCATTCTTGTATGAAGAATTTCCTATGGAAATTTTTGGACATGCTCAATCAGCAGAATACTCAACATTTAACGATTTAAATGAAATCTACTTAAAATTAAGAAATGAACATGATTTAATTATTATTTCTGACGAAATTAATAAATCAAAACCCGCTTCATTATTTTTCTTATCTAAATTTGGATGCGAATTTGAAAAGGTAAAATTCTATAGTAATTTAACAATTAACTCTATGTGGGATGAAATTGATGTTTTACTTACCGCAAATCCCGCACTATTATTAGACCATCCATCAGATAAAACATTAATTAAATATGAAACAATTTATAACAATAATGTTGAATCGGAATACACAATAAACACAATCAAAGAATTGGAAGATAAATTAAAAATTATTTTATAATGTTAAAAATATTAGGAGAACATTACTATTTGGATTTAGATAAGATTGACGAATATATCCAAATAAAACAAGAGCCGTCATCTTCTTCGGGTGAAACCGATAGTACACAAATTAATATCGTAAAATACGAAACGATTAAACTCATGTTAGATGTTATTATGGATGATGGAGATGAAGTCGACGAAACTTTAGCAGGTAAAGGGTCAGAGATTACAATTCCATTTAAATTAGCCTTTAACACACTTTTAAATAAAAAATTACTAAATAAATACTAATACAATGAATAAAGAACAAATTTCAAAATTAGAACAGTCAGTTCAAAACATGAAAGATAAGAAATCAAGAATCTATCTTTTAGTTCAGGATACTAAGGGTAATGCCAAAGCATCAATCGCCTACATTTATAATTTAGGAATGGCATTATTAAACGAAGGATATAACCCAATCATTTTACATGAGAAACCTGATTATACAGGAGTATCAGGATGGTTAGGTGAATCATACATGACATCATTACCTCATAAATCTATCGAAGGTCAAAACTTAGAGGTTTCACCTGAAGATTTTATTGTTATCCCTGAATTATACGGATTTGTAATGAGTCAAATCGCTAAATTACCTTGTGGTAAAATTGTGTTATGTCAAGCTTATGACCACGTATTGGAAACATTACAACCAGGTCAATCTTGGTCACAATTAGGGTTTTACAAATGTATTACTACATCAGAAACCCAAATGGAGTTTTTAGAAAACTTAATGAAAGGTATTTCTTATGATGTTTTAAAACCATTCATTTCGGAATCATTCACCAAACAAACATTACCACCAAAACCAATTGTTGCAGTCCATTCAAGAGACCAAAGAGATTCGGTTAATTTAATTAAATCTTTCTACATAAAATTCCCTCAATATAGATGGGTCACTTTTAGAGATATGAGAGGTTTATCCGAAGAAGAATTTTCTAAATCATTAAAAGAAAGTTTCTTATCTGTATGGATTGATGAAACAAGTGCTTATGGTACATTCCCATTAGAATCAATGACTTGCGGGGTACCTGTTTTAGGTTTAACACCAAACTTACTACCATCTTGGATGTCAGAGGATAATGGTATATGGATTAACAATAAAAATCAAATGGTTGATTTTGTTGCTGACTTCTTACAAAATTGGTTGGAGGACAATGTTAACCCTAATTTATATGAGGAAATGATTAAAACAGTTGAGAATTTACCAACAAAAAAAGAATTCAATGAGGTTTCGGTAAAATTATTTACTGATTATATTAACACAAGATTTGCCTCATTTCAAGAACAATTAACTAAACTAGAAACTATCGAAGAGTAATATGGAAAACACACAAAAATTTGACGTATCGGTTATTTTACCAATTAAGTCAGGAAAAGCAAACGGATTTACTGAATATTTTGAAAAATGTATTGAGTCATTAAAAAATCAAAAAGTTGGTATCAATGAATTAATTATAGTTCACACTAACGAAACACATATTGTAGATTACTTAAATCAATTTGATTTTGGTACTTTAAATGTAGTTAAAGTTGCGTGGACAAAAGACGCTAACTACGCATCACAAATAAATCATGGTGTGAGGTCGGCAAAATCTAAATGGGTTTCTCTATTTGAGTTTGACGATGAGTATTCAAGTATTTGGTTTAAAAACGTTGAGGTCTACGCTAACTCATATCCTGATGTTGACGCATTCTTACCTATCGTTGTTGATACAGACCAAACAGGTAAATTTGCAGGATTTACAAATGAGGCAACATTCGCAGCAAACTTCACACCAGAAATGGGTATTTTAACTCATGAAACTTTATTAGAATATCAGAATTTTCAAACTTCAGGTATGGTTATTAAAACATCATCTTTTATTGATTTTGGTTTAATTAAACCATCATTCAAATTAACATTTGGATATGAATTTTTCTTAAGAATGACACATAACTCAGTTAAGATTATGTCAATACCTAAGATTGGGTATAAACATGTTAACTTGAGAGACGGGTCTATTTTTTGGAATTATAAAAATGGTGACGATAGATTAACGGAAGGTGAAGTAAGATTTTGGATTGACTCGGCCAAAAAAGAATACTTTTTTATTAACGACAGGGCCATAAAGTATGAACCCCAAACAGTTTAATGACAGAAATTATTAATTTAACAGGAAACACCAATGTTGAGTTAAAAAAGAAAGGTAGAAAACCAACACAATTAAATTATTTTGATGTTCCCGAAGAGCAGGCCGTTGTTAGATTTTTAGAATCAACCTCCTACGAAGAACGAAATAAAATTTATAATGATTTTTTAAAAAAACCTTTAGATAAGATGATATCTTCGATAATTCGAAGATACAAATTATATAGAAAAGACATGGACTTTACGGAGATACATGTAGACACTCACTCATTCTTAATGACAAAAATTGAAAAGTTTAAACCCTCTAGAGAGAAAAAAGCTTATTCATATTTTGGTACAATCTGTAAGAATTATCTTATGGGTCAAATTATTAAGGACCAAAAAGAAACTAACCGAAAAATATCATATGAAGATATCTCAACGAGTATAGAAAATAACCCTAACTTTTCTTACAGTATAGAAAAAGAAGGTATTGATTCAGAAAAAGTAATTAAAAACTTTTTACTTGAGTTAGATAATTTGCTAGAAAATGAGAGTTTATCGGAAAACGAAATCAAACTAGGTCATGCGTTACATGACCTTTTTGAGAATTATGAATCTATTTTTATCGGTAACGATAATAATAAATTTAATAAAAATATTATACTACTCTCATTAAGGGAAATGACTAATTTGTCAACCAAAGAAATTAGGGGGTCAATGAAGAAATACAAAACAATGTATTATACTTTAGTGGAGAATATGGTTAAATAAAATTTTATAGTTAATATTTATTGTAATGGGAAGACCACAAAAAAAAGAAATTAATTTAACTAAAGAGTCGATGTTATCTTTGATGCAAGAAATCTATAATGAACTTGTTGAACAAAGAAACACTGCGATTAGAATACAAAATAAAATGTTGACAATGATGAAAGAACCTGAAGATATGACTCTAATAGGTCCTGTTATTGAAAAGCAACAAAAAATCATTAACGATTGTGTTGAAAAGAAATTAACATTATCTAAACTGCAATCTACTATGTGGGAAAAATCTAATACCGCAGGAAGTGGTAGTTTCTCAATTACTGATTTAGGTGTGGATGATGATTTATTAGAAAATTTAATACTAAAAGACGCGTCTAAACCTGACGGGTCTTACAAAATGAAAAACTAACTAAAATGGCATCATTAGATTTAGGTCTTGATTATAAAGACGCACAAAAAAAGATTGCGGCGACCACCACATATAAGGATTTAAAAACTCAATATGATGACACTTCTAAAAAAGCTGGAGAGTCTTTTGATACTGCCAAACAAAACGTTACTGAGTCTATAGATAAAGTCAAAGAACAGACTAAAAGATTTCAAAGGGAAATCAAAAATCAATTTGAACAATTACTAGATATTAATAATCTTACTGGTGGTAAGGGAGGTAGTTCAATTAGTTACGTTAAAAAAACATTAATTAGGGTTATTAAGAATATTGAACCTAAAATTATTGAGCTTCTTATGGAAGAAGCAATAAATGCGGTTGGTTGTGACCAACAACAAACATATGCGGCTCAGGTGGTGTATGTTAAAGTAAGTTCAATAGACTTGATTAACCTATTAAAAAAAGACCCGTCAAGTAAAGAAGGTAAAGTCTTATACGAAAGAAATCCTGTTAACGTACAACTTTATCCATTCTCAATGAACAAAGAGTTGTATCAAAGAATTCAAAGTGGTCAACCTTACTCAACTGACAACGGTCAACAATATATTGGTCAATCAGGACAAGCGTTATTTGATATTCAATACGTTGACACAAATAACTTAGGAGAAACTGGTCCGTGGTTTAAGGTAACTCTACCTAATAGAGCAAACAATATTAATAAAGTTGGTACTTTTTTAGCCGATTATTATAGAACAACTAAAGTTGTTGAGTTCACAAATATTATGGCAAATATTATGGAGTCATTAAGTGGAGCCATATCTATTAGTGCAAATGTTGGAGTAGCTCAAGCCGAAGACACTAATAAACTTATGTTAATCATCCAAAGGGTTTTAGGTTTATGTTTTGATAATAAAAAAGAAATCGATGTTAGTGGTATTGCAAAATTAGCCGAACTCGATGATATTGATGAGTCGTTTTTTGAATTCACAGATATTGATTTACGTAATATTGACCAAAGAGTAACTAACATTAAAAATGGTGTGATTGAATTTGAGGATTGTGGTAATGTTAAATTACCCGTTAATTATGATGACATTCTAAATGATTTAGGTACATTAAATTTTATTGAGGATAAGGATTTAGTCGATGCTGCTGACGCATTAACTCAAACATTAATTAACAATCCTGAATGGCAAGGTTTTGCTATTGAGGGGAATATTAAAGCCACGGTAGATTTAAACTTCCTTAAATTAATCGTTCAAGGAATTGCCGCGTCGTTACTATCTCCAAAAGTATTATTACCAATATTTGTAATGTTAAAATCATTAGGTCAAACATTTGTTGATGGTGTTAACTCATTCGTCGCTTTCATGAAAACATTTAAAAAGTTTTTTATAAACTTAATGTCAAAAATAGGAGCTTTATTTGTTAAGGAACTTTTTGAAATAATTAAAAAAGATATTTTAAATTTAATCCAATCAGTAATTCAAGATGTTGCTAGAGAAAAAATGGATAAAAGAATTATTATGATTTTAAAGTTAATCCAACTTATAATTGTTGTGGCTCAGTTTATATCGGATTGGCGTAAATGTAAGAGTGTTATTGATGAAATTCTATCATTGTTAAAGATTGCGACTTCTGGATGGGGTGGTGAAATACCATTACCTCTATTATTTGCATCTCAATTTATGGATGGATATTCTGAATCTCGTGCGTTTATTGGAGCTATTGAGGAAATGCAAAAACTTGGTATCCCAACAGGTACAATGCCAGATGGAAGTCCTAATTTAGATGTTCTAAAAATGTTAGGGCAAATGAAATCTATGTCATCGGAAGAGGCTGAAAATGGTAAGGTACAAATTGCAATACCACCATTAACAATGACACCAGCAGGTCTGACAGTTCCTTCGAGTGCTTTCGGTAAAAAAATGTAATTATGACAAAAAAAGAACAATCGGAAAAAGCCGTAAAAATAATAAAAGACTACAAATCACACTCAAATAAAGATTTGACTTTTGTTATGGATTTTATTCAGGAAGATTTTAAATTTACCAAAGATGCGGTCATTAAAATGACCGAACATTTAGATAAATTAGAATTAACTTACAATACTATTCTTAAAGAATATCAAAACAGAACTATTAAATAATGAAAATAGACCAATCTAATAAGTATCAAATTATATTTCCTGGTATCGTTTACGATAACCAAGACCCGATGATGTTAGGTAGACTTAGAGTAATACCTGAAACACAAACATATAGTGATATTTTAGCTTCAGTTCCTGATTGGAATGAGGAAATAGATAAATGGACTTCTAAAGACCCGTTAATTTTTTTACCATTACTACCTTTTTATTTTAGCCAAGTACCGAAAAAAGACGAGTACGTACATATTATATATCAAAATAAAAAATTTAATTTCCAAAGTCAATTTTATATTCAAGGACCGTTTTCGTCACCAATGACAACACCTTTTGAGTATTATCAAGGCGCTAAGAAATTTTTAGCTGCGGGAGATAGAATTAAACAAGGTATTTCGATTAAAAATAGTGATGGGCAATATCGTAACAAAGATAGTTATGGTGTATTTCCCGAACCTGGTGATAACGCATTGTTAGGACGTGGTTCCGCCGATGTAGTTGTTAAAGAAAATGAGGTTTTAATTAGAGCGGGTAAAACAAAAGTATTAAGTACAACACAATTACCTGTTGGAAATGCGATGAGGTCATTCTTACAACTTTCAAATTTTACCCAACAAAAAGTTTTATTACCCCAAGAAAGTCAAGCTAGATTAGTTGAAAATGTAAAGGTAGTTAAAAAAATAATAATCTGGGATATTGAAAATTTAGAAAACACTCAAAATGTTTTTAATGGGTCTGTTGGATTATACAATGTAATACCAAGTCAGAAAGTTAACAGTAAAAATTTTAAGTCCGACACTATCCTTAACTTAAGTGTTGGTACCGATTATAGTGGCCCTATTGAGGAAGTAAAATTTACCGCCAAAAGTTTTAACGAATCATTAACTTTAATTAATAAATTTAGTGATGGAGTTTTTAAAAAATTTATTGATTTACCTAATTATGTTGTTAACAACCAATTACGTAATATACCTCAAGACCAAATATTTCCATTTGTTGTTACCCCATCAAAATTAACTTATGAAAAAGGTGTTAAATTCTCACCATCACAAGTTGTAAATGATGTTGCGGAACTAACTAATTATGTTAATTTTTATAGTAAAATTAAATTAAATATGGGGTTAGTTAATAGTGGGTGGTTTTTAGTTTGGGAAAACAAAAATGGAACTGCACTTATTGGACCTCAAGGGGATATTAAAACTGAAACAGTTACTCCATCCGAGTTTGTACCTTCAGATGTCACTTATGGTGTCTTAGGAGCTCAAAAAATTTATTTACTATCTCAAGACTCTACAGGACCTAAAGGTAAGATTAGTTTAAGTCAAACTTTATATGGTATACCACAAGATAAATTTATTGGTGACGAAAGTAGTATTTTTAATAAGACATACCCAACAACAAGAGGTGATGAGTTAATGAAACTACTTAGAAAAATATTTTCATTTGTTACTGGTCACGTACATCCTGTGGCTACGGCACCACCTATTCCTGTTGCCGCAGGTAACGGACAAACCTCCGCAGAAATTAATGCAATTCTTGCTGACGCAGAAAATACCATCCTAAATCAAAATATCCGAATTAATTGATATTTATAAGTAAAACACTTAAATGTCAATTAATAACTCCTACTTTAGTAAGAACAATACTATCATATCCAACAGTTTCACCAATACTGGTAGAAACCCAGTTACGGAATTGTTTTATGGTTCTACCGCAGTGTCTCAATATCCTAGTGGGTATAGTAGATTCATATTCGATTTAGACCTTTCATTACTATTTCAGAAGATAAATGACGGTACAATTTCTACAACTTGTAACGACACAATTGTTCACACTTTAAGAATGGTGAATACCTCAACCTTTGATATTGAGTTATTAAACACCTCAACATCTCAAGGTAGAAAAAGAGCCACGTCATTTGATTTAATTTTATTCAGAATCCCATACATTAATAACAACCCACTAAACCCACAGATTTGGGATGAAGGTGTTGGTTATGATTTTGCTGATTTAGTTTATGAATATAGTGATACGGACAAATCTTTTTCTGATAGACCCTCGAATTGGTTTCAAACAACGACAATTGGTGTTTGGACTGAGCCTGGTGTCTACAATAACTTAAACAGTGGGGTTGTTCCTTTTAGCTCATTAACTATCGTTGACACACAACATTTTGAATTTGGTAATGAGAACGTTAGTTTTGACATGACTAGTGAAATTAATTCAATTATTGATGGTTCATTAACTAATGTCACAGGATGGGGAATTGCTTACAAACCTCAGGTCGAAAACTTATCAGGTCTTACTGATACCTATGAAACTCAATTTTTTACAAGACATACTCAAACATTTTACGAACCATTTTTAGAAACAAACTATAATGACCTTATTGAAGATGATAGAAACTTATTTTCTTTAGGTAGAACAAACAAACTTTATTTGTACTTGTTTGATAACGGTAACCCAATCAATTTAGACAATAATCCAAGTGTTACTATTATGGATTCATCGGGAAATGACATTCCTGGATTAACAGGGTTAACCGCTTGTCAAAGAACTAAAGGTGTTTATGAAATTGTTATACCACCAATAATTGGTTATAAAACACCATGTATGTTTACTGATAAATGGTACAACTTAAATTACAATGGTTTCCCATTACCCCAATCGTTTAATGAGTTTACAATACAACCATTAAAAAATTCAATTCAGATTGGTACTAATTCAGTCGACCCTAAATTATATGGGTTTGACTTTTATGGTATTAAACAAGATGAAAAAATATACAATACTGATATTAGAAAAGTTGGTGTTGTCATTAAACAAGCTTACACAACTCAAAAACTTTTACAAAATGTTGACGCTCACTACAGAGTATATGTTAGAGAAGGCCAGACTGAGGTTGAGGTTCAAGGTTGGACCAAAATCAACAGGACGCCAAACGAATATTATTTTATGTTTGACACTAGGGATAAAATACCTAACGAGTATTATATAGATATTAAGGTGGATAGTAGTGGAGAGATAAATACATACAAACGACAAGTTAAATTTCAAATCGTTAATATGAAGTATTTAGATTAATAAGATATTTATAATAAAAACAAAATGTTAAATAATATAAAATTATTAAATTTTACATTATAACCTATAAAAATTAAAAAAAAAATAACACAAAAGATATGGCAAATTATATTATAAATGAATGTTTAACTAATGATGTATACATTCTTTCTGCAGCAACGTTAACTTTGGGGGCCACAGTAGAGTTCGATATTAGCGAGGCTCGATTTTGTGGTACTGTTGGGGCAGTAACAGAAAGCGCGGAAACTCTAAATATATCCTTTGTTCAATTACACGACGATTGTTGTACGTGTTTAAGTGGTCTTACAGAGTCTTTAAATTTTAAATTTATAGGATGTAATGACTTAGAAGTGTTTAATATTGAAGCAACTAATTTTTGTCGTGAATATGGTACTCCTACAACAGGTATTACTTATGAAATACAATTTGGTTCTGAAACACCATTTTGTGCTACTTTTGATGAGTTATCACTAACGGGTGAAACAAATTATCATTACAGTTCAGGGCCATTTTTAGATTGTGAAGATTGTAAAAATCTACCACCATTATCGTCTAACACTGAAACCACCATATGCCAGGAAATATGCGACAATTCGGTAATTACAATAATTCCTCCACATCCAACCTATACAAATAGTGCTGGTAGAGAAGTTGTTCAAATGAACGCGGTTCTTATTGGTGGTAACGGATTAAACGGGTAATTAGTAAGACTAATAATAAAAAATACAAGAAATAACCTTAATTATTTTAAGGTTATTTTTTTTTGTCAATATTTTTACTATCTTTGTACTTAAGATAATGTAATCAACATACAACAAAAAAATGAAAATATATTTAAAGAGGGTTCTAAAGAGATGGTACACTAAATTTACTCTTTGGCACAAGTATCGATTTTTCACAGAAAAAAGTCGACTATCGGAAAATGAAAAGATTTGTACCGCAATTTGTCGTAGACTTATTAATCATCCTGATTCTAAATTTTTAATTGCTCCACTATCAGGTAAGAAATATATCAAGAATGTTACGTTAGGTTTATTTATCCTTATGGACGATAGAAAAATTAGTATTACCAATCACGTATACCATTATGATATAGTTTTGTCTCAGAGAGATTGGGAAAAATTAAATGTTTTGTATGATAACAAAACAGAGATTATGAGACAAGGGTACGAAGATGAAATAAAATCACAAATAGTTCATTCTTTATCATCAATATTAGAAAAAATTGCTTAACTTTGTAATATGAAAAAATTAATCACACTCATCGTTTTAGTCTTAACCACATGTGTTGGTTTCGCTCAGGTTGAATCCTCTATTAAGAAGGCGGGGAACTTCTATGAGTTAAGTGATTTATGGGTTAAAGATTCCGTATCCGTTAAGTTGTTACTTAACACATACAAGATTGATATCACTAATCTTGATTCAGTTAGATTTTTCAAGGACTTCAAACTTAATCAAACGTTACATAATGAATTCACATACGATTCATACGTATATATCCAAGATAAGAAAACAGGGGTTGTCACATTAGATAGTATTCCACATACTAATACTCATCCTAAGTTAGGTAAGTATGTTTTAATCTACTGCTTTGATGACTACACTGATAAGAAAATTATCAACATCAAAGTGTTCTAAATAAAAAAGAGGTCTAATGACCTCTTTTTTTTTTATTCTGTATAATCTTTAATTTTAATTACAAACCTTCTATTAGGTTGTGTTTGGTCAGTAGTAGTTGATTTTTCTTTTGTCCATCCTGGCCCGAACTCAGTCGTTTCACCTTTACCAATAGGGGTCATAACAATACCCGTTTTCTCTTTAATCATATTAGCGATTGTATTTGCTCTTTGTTGTGATAAACATTGATTATACTCACCAATAGTTTTAGATGATTGACATGCAGGTAATTTACCAATTATTCTATCGTTAGGGTCTTTATCTCTTGATGAATATCCGATAATTAATGGGACGTTTTGTAATAAGAATTTACCATACTTAGGATATGTTTTCAAGTAACCATTTAAATTAGAAATAAATTTATCAATCTTATCTTGAGCTTCAGGTTTTAATTCTGTTTTGTCAAATACGAACGGTTCTGTAATATCCAAACTAATATTAGTCGGTGTTGGTGTTGTTTTTTTTGATGACCCACCAATTGTAACTTCAGTACCAGGTCTTGCGCCAGGATATAACATCACATAATACCCTTTTCCACCCTTCTTATAATACATCATAGGTGAAATGGTAGTATCTTTAGATTCGGTCATTCCGATTGATTTTAAGACACTTATGTCCTCTGCAACAATATTACCCGTGTAAACAACTGGTTTACCGATTGAGGCCTTATTAGGAACACCTTCAGGTGCCACGGCAATAAATTTGTATCTTACATTATTATATTGTCCAGGTTGTATATCAGAACGAACTATATCATTCCAATAAAACTCTGTGAATTCGATATTTGTTCTATAGTCCTCGTCAAGTACTTCACCTGTTTTAACATCTACTTTGAAGTCGTATAACTCCCCGTTTAATGCGTAGTCTGGTTTTACTTCACCTGTTGATTTATTAAATAATACCGTGTATAATTTTCCATCAATAATTTTAAATCCTAAACCTGTTGCACCTAACTTATAATAAGTTTTTTCATCATCTTGTTCAGATAAAATTCTTTTTACCATTCGAATAATATCACCTTCGTTAAGTTTAATTACTTTCTTTTCACCAACAACTACAGTGTCTTTTTTTATTTCAATCCACTCTTTTAGAGTTGTGATTGGTACAATACTTTTTTTACCTCCAGGTGTTTGGTTTATATTATTACCTTCATCATCACCAGATGTTAAAGTAGGGTGATTCTTAATATAATTGGAGATGTTTTTTGCTTTATTTTCCATCTTTTTAATTTTCTTTTTAGGGGTACTCATTTTACCGTCATAACTGTCGTATCCCAACTCAGTATTGACATACTTTGATACGGGTGTTATAAATGGTTGTAACGACTCTTTACTAAATTCTCTAACACCAGGTTGTAAAGGAGAAACATAGGACCCTCTACCCCCATTACTGTCAGAAGTTGCCTCGAGTAATACTTTCTTTATTAATTGATTTAGCATAGATATTTTAGTATACTTATAAATATATCAAAAAAAGATATTTTCACAATGGAAGAACAACAATTATTTGGAAAACTATTCGACACAATACCTCTACTAACTGAGGACCATTTAGACGTGCTACTACAATCTATGGATAAAGACAATGCTTCATACCTATTAATACAAGCGGTTAAGAAGGCATACCACGAGGGGGTTTATTCTTTAGGTGAGGCAGAGGTTGTATCAAGAGCAATTAGAGTTATGTCAAAACAGGAAATTAAAAATGAAACAGAAGATTAAATTAGCGTTAATCGCTCACGACGGTAAGAAGGCCGATATGGTATCATTCGTAATGAAACGACTACCTTTCTTCACTTCAGATAATGTTGAAGTAGTTGCCACAGGTACAACAGGAAAACATTTAAAACATGCTGGATTAACTAAGGTTGAGACGATGTTAAGTGGTCCTATGGGTGGTGACGCTCAGATTGCGTCAATGATTGTAAACAAAGAAGTCGATATAGTTATATTCTTTATCGACCCCTTAGAAGTTCATCCACATCAAGTAGATGTTAGTATGTTATTAAGAATTTGTAATGTCCATGACATTGCAATCGCTACGAATTATTCTACCGCTAGTAGATTAATCAGTCCCTTAGAAGATTAAACCGTTAAGCTATCAACAGGTTCATCTGTTGCTGACGCAACTGTAGTTCCAGCGGGTGTTTGTACTCCTGCGGGTGTTTGTACTCCTGCAGGTGTTTGTACTCCTGCGGGTGTTTGAGTTCCCGAACTTTTACTCAAATCAATACCCGTACAAGCATTAATTGCGTTCATAGTATTAGTACCGTATATACCATCCTCAACTAATTTTTTAGATATCTTAGTACATTTATCGTTAATTTTAACTTGTACATCTAAAACTTTTTGTTTACATCTTGTAGGATTTTTAGTTGTTGTACAATCTACTTTTCTATCTTGGGATGCAGGAGCTGCGGTTGCAGGAGCTGCGGTTGCAGGAGTTGCGGTTGCAGGAGCTGCAGTTACAGGAGCTGGTGTTTGTTCCATTAATCTATTTTTATACGTGTTATGTAAATTTAAAATAGACTCTTTTTCAGATTCAGTTATTTTTATAATTTTCTTCATTTTAATAATTAATAATTTAAAGTTTAGTCAATACCATATCTAAATCTGTATCTGAAGGTATTGTTGGTTGTTTAACTTTTGTCTTAGTATTTGTCTTAGTATTAGACGATTCTTTACCACAAGAATAACTGGCCATAGTTCCGTCGACCAATTTTTTTCTACCATTCCCGTAATAAACCACCCCATCAATTATGTAAGCAATACTACCGTCACTCAATTTTGATGATTTCGCTTTTGGGTTACTTGGAATACAAGGAAATTTTTCAAATCCCTTTACGACACTTGATTCCTTTTGTGCCGCCAATTTTTTACCAAGGTCAACACTGTTTTCATATGCGTCTAATAATGGTAAAAAAACATATTGTTTCCATTCACCCTCAGAATCGATGTCCCCATCAATTGCTGCGAATAAACTTTCACCATGTCTTGTATTATATATGTTTGACATCGCACATAAATCAGGAATTGTTGTGATTTTTTGTAGATTACTTTTAATTGCATCCTCATCAGTACCCATACCATCAACCGCTGCGTTAATACCATCGGCAATACCATTTAATGTGGCTCTACTCAGTGTTGATTTACCAACTTCTTTTAAATTTCCACAAGCTTGTAAAATTTTTTCGGCACCTTTGTAAGAATAATTCCCACCATTAATTAATCCGTTAATTAATCCAATCGCTCCACCGATAATTGCTCCTGGAACTAAACCAACGGCTCCACCAATTGCAGCACCTGTTGCCATTGACGCCATTACACCATCTTCGGCTAACTCATTTTCAGATGACATCATAGTGTCGTCTTCTTTAAGATATTGTTTTTTAGTTGCTTCTTTATGAAGATTTAGAATTCTTTTAGATTCTTCTTCATTTAAAAAATATAATTTTTTCATACCTATTTCTGTTTAATATATAAATATCTGTTTTTTCGAAAAAAAAGTTGTGGATTCAGTATATTTACTTATCTTTGTAATGTGGTTGAGGGAAACGATTCAGATACAACTAAATCAATCATAATGGTTAGGACGAAAACCTCCTAATTTGAACGGGATAGAAACGATTTAGATACTAAGTCCCGTTCTTTTTTAAATCCAAATAACAAATTGGTCTTTACCAACTCTAAAAGATAAATCATACGATTCTCTAAAAACGGTAATTATAAGTAATTTCCAATAGGAGCCACCACCATGTTTTGGTACTATGACCATAGCGATTTCTTTTTCTTTTGATTTAATAACAAATGCTACATCATCTTTAATCTCTCCTGTGGTAATTCCTTCCGCAATTTCTCGTCTACAACTCTCAATTATATATTTTAATTCACCGTTAGATATTTCTCTATCATTATAATCAGGAATATCAGTTCTGTTTTTTCTTTCATATGCGTGGGTAGTTCTATCAATCTCAAAACCAAAGGCAATTTCTATTTTGGCCATAATATGCCCAATTTTCTTTTCTAATAATAAATGTTCTTTGATTAATCTACGTAATTCGCTCATATAATATAAATACTTGTAAAACAAAAAAAGGGACGATTACTCGTCCCTTTTCATATTATTTAAGATGTTGATTATCTCAATTCTCTTAAGTCGAATGTTCTAACTCCATCAACTGTGATACGTCCGTAGAAACGGTTGTTAACCATTTTCTTAGCGTAACGTGTCATAATACCTTTAATAGGTGTGAAGTTGAATGGGTTATACATTGTAGGTGTTAATTGTAATGGTACATACGGTGCGTAGATGTAACCTGTGTCTAACAATGACGTTCCTTTATGTCCTACTAACACTGTGTTAGCTGGGAAGTAAGGGTCACGGTAAACTTGGTAACGACCTGCTAATGTTCCAACTCTTTCAATACCCATGTTGTATTGGTCTTGCTCTGGAGACGCGTTAGATACGTGGAAGTACTCTAAATCATCAAAAATAGCCGAAATCTCAGAAGAAACTACAATCCAGTTAGCTCCACCTCTTAATGTAGATTTGTGGATTTGTGCTGACAATTGGTTAATTGCAGTAATTAATGTTTGATTCCAATCTTTTTGAGTATAAGATGTAGTTTGAGAAATTCTTCTCCATCCGTTGTAATCCCAACGTAAGTTCCATGCCGCACCTTTACGTAAATCTCTTAAGATTTCACGGTCGATTTCAGCAGCAACTTGTTCAGATAATAAAGCCGTTAATTCAGCTTCAGCATCGATGTTGTGGAATGCAGCAACGTCTTGAGCTAACTCAGGAGACCATTGTGCTCTTAATTTTCTTTCTGTAACAGATACAGTAACTGAATCTAAGTCGAAAGAAACCTCACCGATTTTATCTTCAAATTCTAATTGTTCGTAACGTCTGAACGCTGCGTAGAATGATGTTCCTGAAGACGCTTCAGTAATAGTAGTACCTGTGTAACCATCTAAAGATGTAGAATCACAATCAGCACATACTGGACAAGATAAATCAACTTCTAAGTAGATACATCCGTTAGCGTCACATACGGTTTTAAACGAACCACCGTTACCTGCAGGGTTATTACCTGATGCCGCTGGCCAATTAGTTTGAACTGTATTACCGTAAGAAACGATTCCTTTACCATATTGTTGAGTAACAACTCTGAACAATAATGCTCCTGTTGAAACTGTACATGGAGAACCTTCAGCAACTGTTAAACCAGCACCTGTAAAGATAACTAAATCAGATAAGAAAGATTCTGTATCCATTTCATTACCGTCAGGTCCGATTAATTTACCAGCTCCTGTATCAGCGAAACCACACATTTTAACAATAACTTTTCTTGTGTTACCTGAAGCAATTTCAATACCATTTGCTGGTGCACCATCATTAATAGTTGCATCAACTAATGACCCATTTGACCATGCTTGAATCAACGTACTTGCAGTGATTGCTGACCAACGACCTTTTGAATAATCGAATAAACCTGCTGGGTCTAAACCTGGTTCAGTTCCTTCGTAGAATAAGTCATAAAGGTTTTTAGCAACCGCTCCAGTTCCTGTGTAACCTGCATTTTGAGATGTTGGTCCGTTTGGTGCTCCTAGTGGTGCGTAGTGGTCTCCTGAAGATACATCACTCCATGGAGTGTTAGTACCACCTGAATACCCTTGAATTTTAGGTACAAAGAAGAATAATTTACCGATTGGTAAATTCATCGCTTGTACTGATACGATGTCATTCGCTAATAATTTAGAGAATACACGTCTTACGATAGGGAATACAACAGTTTCAAATGAACCTGAAGACCCGTCAGACGTTGCTTCGTTAATTAAGAAAGACGCTTGGTTCTCATATAACTGAGCTACGTTTTCTTTTAGGTGACCTTTAAGGCCTTCTAGGAATCCTAATTTATCCCATTTGTTGATAGTATCTTCTTTGATAACTTTAAGGTGTTTTAACCCGATGTTACCAACAAGACCTGATTCTAATAATGCTCCCATTTTTTTGGTTTTTATTAATTTTTTAGTTTATTTTATTTTAATTTTGACATTAAATCTTTCATTCTTAAGAACTGAGGATTTTCGTATGTTTTAGACTCAATCAAGTTAGCCGAAGAACCTGTTGATGGAGAACTTTGAATGGTTCTTTCCATTGATTCATTCATTGGTTGACTTGTCGTAGCCGAAAGGTCATCTTTTAATGTCTTATACAAGTTTTTAGATTCTTTAATAGTTTCAACACTATCAAAACGTCTTAAGATATTAATCTTCTCTTGTTTTGATGTCGAATGTTCTGTAAACAAACGTGTAGCATAAGCTAAGTTTGAATTAAACACTGCAACTTCGTTTAATTTATTTCTGAAAACGTTAAGTGCTTTTCTGTACTCTTCATTTTTTTCTCTAAGAACTTGTAATTCTTTGTTATCAACACTCTCTTTTTGGATTGCGGTATTAAATTTAGAGTGAGCTCTTGGTTTTGATAAACCACCCTTTCTAAAGTTAGAACCGTTTCCTAAAGTTCTTGATGCTTCTTTGGTTTCAACCTTTTTAACAGTTTTCATATCACCGTCAAGATTTTCACCGTCTTTGTATTCAAATTTCGCTTTACCAGTACCCATAGTTTTATTAACTGTTTTTTTCACAGTTTTGAAACCACCTTCTTGGTTAGGTTTGTTTGAGTATACTTTTTTCTTATTTGGATTTCCCATGCCAACACCCTTAGGTTTGATTGACATCTTTTTAGATTCCATAACAGGTTCTTCTTCCATATCCTCGTCTTCTTCTTCGTAAGATTCGTACATTTCTTCTTCTACTTCATCTTCTTCAGATAGACCCATATCTTCTTCACCTTCTTCTTCGTTGAATTCAATTTCATAAACAATTTCTTCACTGTCCATTCCTTCTTCTTCTCCGAACTCTAATTCATCTTTTTCAAAATCCATTTCTTCTAATTCGTCGTTATCTTTTTTAAATACTCTATCAATGATGCTATTGATGTCTTCGTCTTCATCGTCTTCCATACCAAAATCTGACATATCATCCATTTCAAACATTTCTTCAGAATCATCCATAAATTCTTCACCTTCACCAACAATCATATATTCTTTTTCAGAATCTTTAAGATTGATATTACCTGAATTATCTTTGGTAACCACGATATTATCTTCAGGTCCCATTAAACTAAATACACGTAAGATTTCATCTTCGTCGTCAACGTCGGTAAGGTCAATAGTTTCATCGTCATCCATAAAGTCATCCTCCATAGAATCTTCATCATCCATATCCATATCTAAATTATCAGTATCCATTTCCATTCCTTCGTCGTCAGACATATCGTCTTCCATTTCAGGCTCGTCCATTTCAACATCCGTTTCAATCTCGTCTTCTTGTTCAGTTAGAGATTCTTTTACTAGTTCTTTGATTTCTTCCTTCATAGTTGAAGCAAGTATTCCTTTTGCATTTTCCGCAACCGCTTCTTCCAAATTTTTCATTTGGATGATTGCTTCTTCCACTAAAGATTTTTCTTTCGCCATTTGTATGTTTTTAATTTACTATATAAATATCTCCCAATATCAAAAAAGTTTTAATTAAACTAATTTGATAATTGGTTTTTTATTTATTATAAATATTACCATTTTGATAAAAAACAAAAAAGGGGACAAATGTCCCCCTTTTATTATTATTGAAATGTAAAGATTTTATTCTATCACTTCATCTATTTTACTTTCAACAATTGCAGTTAGTCTCCAATCCTGTGTGTAGTTCTCAAAAACTTTCGTTACTTTGGCCTCAACATCAGTAGGGTTATAACCTTTTACTAATTTTTCTTCTCTTAATTTTTTAAGTTTTCCCGATTTTTCATCAATCATATCGGTTGTGATTTTTGCAATAAAATACTTTTCGTCCATGTTATAATTTTTTTTTAATATCCTAAATAATCGTTCAATTTTTTCATTAAGTCAAGTGATTTATTTCCACTTTCCCCAACTTGTCTTTCGACTTTCATTTTTTTCTCCTCTTCCAAGTTCTCCTCAAAGTTAAATCTATCTTCAGGATTTTGGAATAAATACGCTCCTGGTGTTGATGGTGAGGATACTAAGTCAAAACAGATTAATTCAAAATCTTCTTGGACCTCATTCTGTTCACCAACTTTTTTAAGGGAACCAACTCCTCTTGAAGAGATTCCTAACGTAACTCCTTGTCTTAGGTAATTAGCGGCTAAATCTCCTTTAGTTGATACAATACCTCTTTCGTGGAATCCTGGTGATGTAAGTAATTGTATCTTACCCATTAGTACAGGACCTTCCCACCATATTTCAGTTATTGCATGAGAAACTCTATCTAAATCAATTAATGACGATTCAGGGTGATTTAACTCTGAAAGAGCGGTGCCCTTTTCTATCATTTTTTTATAGTTTTCTGATTCTCTTTTTAAAATACGTTCAGGGTATATTCTACCATTTCTGTTTGGGGTATTATATTTCTGTAATACCGCATAAAATTCAAATGGTTTAGAGTGGTCTAACATATTACCTTTAGATTCTTTAATAACCTTAGCATTATGTGTATCTGTTGGTGATACGTAACCCGCATCGTATTCTATTAATATACCTTTACCTATTTCAGTTGGTTGTAAAATTCTTAAATTCATCTCAAATGTTTTATTATAAATATTAAACATTCTCTAATTGTAGCGTATCATCGTTTGTTTTGATTTTTTTAGTTAGATAAAAGTTGAAGTAATCGTTACCGATAAAGTTTTCGTAAAAAATTCTATTAGTAATATCTTTAAGTGAATCTTTAATTTCTTTTGATTTAAAGTCATGTCCTTCATGATTTAAAAAGAAATTAATCTCTAAGTTCATAAAAGATTTTTTACCTTGATTTAATCCGCTGGACCTTAAATCTAAATCTACTATAAATTTATCATCAAATAACTCTTTATCTAAGGATTCGTAGACCGAATGTTTTATGGCTCTGCTCATATTGAGAACTGTCCTTGTCCAATTTTCGCACTCTGTAGTTGGTTCTACCCATGTTTGGATGTTAAGATAGAGTGACTTTAAATTCATCGAATCAACTGTTCCATATACTACCTTGGCAGTGTTGAATCCGTGAATGTGTGAGGTTTTACCCTTTTTCATTAAATTTCATAATTTCTAAGTTTATTGTTTTAATAAAAATAGGTATATTTACTGCAATAGTCAAAATAAATATAAACTCACAAAAACATGTTAATCATAAAGGTAGAAAAAAATGTAACTCTTGAAAAAGCGTTAAAAATTTACAAAAGCAAAGTCATAAAGACAAGGCAAAGTAAGGAATTAAATGAACGAAAAGAATTCCAAAAAAAATCTGTTAAAAATAGGAATATGATTTCAAAAGCGAAATACGTTCAGAAAAAATATAAATCAAATAACGATTAAAGATTCTCATTCAAACTTTTAAGTTTGAAATAAGTTAACTTGTCGTATTTTTCTGAAATTACTTTATCAAGAGTTTCATCAATTCTTGTTTGAGTTGAGTTATCTTCATTATTATTTTTCATTTCAGTTAATTTAGTTACAACACTTTTTTTAACATCATCAAATTTTTGGTTTAAAGTAACGTCATCTTCAGATAAAAGTTTTGTTAATTCTTTTTTATCTGACTCAGTTAATGAATCAATAAAATTTGTGATTGTTTTATTTGCAACATTAACCATAGAAGTTAGCGATATTTGAACAGTATCTGCTTTCTTGATAGGTAATTTCTTAAGAGATTCTGAAATGTATTTTTTACTAGTTATTCTTGATTCGATTGTTAGGACATCTCTCGAGAATAAATTATCAATATTATTATACTGATTGTCAACCTTAGAATTTTTAATCCAAGACTTTAATGGTGTAATATCCGACTCTTGTATTTTATTAATGGTATTTTCATAAATGGTTATACATTCATTCACATATTCATTAACGATAGATTCCGATAATCCTTTATTAGAAGATAAATCATCATATAAATAAAAAAGTTTGCATATTTTTTTATTTTCTAAAACTAACTTTTTAAAGTTTTTGAATTCTTGTTTAAATGTGTTGTTTTTATATGATTCTAATAACACATCTTCTATCTTCGATTTAATTATTCCAAAATTTGTCATCTCTTTTTTATTTATAAATATCAGTCTTTTAGAAGTTTGTTTAACTCTTTTTCCATTTCACCTAAAGAATTTCTTGCTTTAGACAAATCAATAAATGAATCCGAATCTGTTAAGTTATCACTTTCTAATAAAATTGTTAAGTTATCACGTTTATATGATTCAGGTGTTATCTCCGCTTCACCTCCTGGTTCAGGTCCTGGTGGTGGTGGTATTGGAGCCCCTCCACCCATATCTTCAGGTGCTCCTAATCCTCCACCACTTGATTCACCTCCTGGAGGTGGTGGGGTTGCTCCCACAGTTTGAGTTGCGCCTGATTTAACACCATATAGTTTATCAATATTGTCAAATACACCTGTATGACTGATAATAGTCGCCGTGTTAGTTAATTCAGCACCAACCGCTTTTTCAATACGTTGTTGTTGTAAATCTAATTTAATTTCTTCATCAGAGAATCCTAATACGTGTTTCTTAGCCCAAGTTACAGAAACTGGTGCAATACCTTCGATTGCCGTTACTGCATCTTTATATAATAAAACTTTTTCTTTCCAAACATCAATTTTTAATAAATCGGCCTGTGTTGATGGGTTAGTTAAACCTAATGTAAAGTTTGACAATTCATCTTCAAACCCTAATAAGAATAAATGGATGATAGCTATTTTATTCATTTCCGCAATCATAGATTTTTGAATTCTATTAATTGTTCTTGCGAAACGGATATCTTGTAATGATAAATTCTTACCATCACCAACAACTTCCTCAAACCCTAAAAACGCTTTAGGAACTCTAAGGGCGGTTAATAATTTCTTTTGGATGTATTCAATATCGGCAATCTCCGCTAAATTCTGTGCACCTGGTAGAGTCTCAATTGGAGATGCTTGAGCAGGGTCACGTACAGGAATAAAATAATCTTGGTCAACCGCCATTTGATTAAATCTCATATCAACATTACCTGATTGACTATCAACAACCTGACTACGTTTGAATTTGTTCGCAACACGTTGTACATACGACTCAACATCTTTATCGTCCATATTACCTACAAAGACTTTAAAGACACGTCTTTCAGGGGCTCTTGAGGTACGATAGATTAACATTGCGTCTTCCGATAATAATAATTGTTTCCAAATACGTCTCGCTTTTTCTAACATAGAAGTACCATAAGGTAATTTTCTATCATCACCTAATAATCTAAAGTGGGCAATTTCCCATGAATTAAATTCCATGTCTTTAGCCTTCCACTTAAATCTTAAACCTTTATTTTCTGCGGGTTCCTCGACGTTTGCCGATTTTGCCGCCATACCTCTTTCAAGTCGTTCAATCTCAATATTTGGTAATTGCATACATCCAACAATACCTTTTTCAGCATCTAATTTTAAATAAACAAAATTATCACCGTATTTTGCGGTATTTCTTGTCCACATCGGTAAATTAGTATTGATATCTAAAACATTATTAAACAAGTCAATTAAGATTGATTTAATACGTTTAGATTCTGAATATATTTGTAACATGTAACCATTTTGGTCAACAGTTGTTGATTCTTCACCGTAGATATCTAAAGCCGCCGAAATTTCAGGAGTATATTCCATTGATTCATAATCATAGAATGATGCTAATCTTGTTGGTTCATAATAAACCGCTTGAGTGTATAAGTTACTCTCAATTTTAGTCCATTGATTGGCTAAGTAATACGTTTGTTGAGCTTGTAATTTTTCTTTATCGTATTCCTGTTTTGATGTCGTTTTTAATAACTCAGTCTTGTCTAACTTATATGTTGGATAATCTTGATTTAACAGGGCGTTAGGACCGAAGGCTTGAGATAGCCTCTGCCAAACTGTAAATTGATTATTTTGATTGTTTTCCATGTAATAAATTTAATTCTAATTATCTATAATTAAATAGTTAATTTTGTTTACCTTTCTTTCCATTAGGGTCACCCTTTTGTTGGTTTATTTTATTATCACCACCAGGTCTAACATTACTAATACCCTGACCAGGTACGTTTAATTTACTACCATTAAGTTTGTTCCCCGATTTTTTTCTAGAAGTTAGTCCCATGTGATATTTTATTAATAAATATTATCTAATACCAAATAACCAACCGTACTTTTGATAATCTTCTTTAGACATGTTCTGATTATTATATTGACCTATTCTTTCTGACATGTGTGGTATAACAGGATTAAATTCTAAATTTTTCGCAACTTGGTCATTATTGCTAACCGCCCAAGACTCAATCATTGCCTTAGTATGTTCGACAACTTTAGTTAAATTACTAAATGACGACTCAGCAACATAAGTTGCCATGGCGACTGACATAATTAAGTCATCATGATGTCCTTTTTGGTGGTCAGGACGACCATTAATGTAAATGAAAGTATTCATTTCATTGAAAAGTCTTGAACTGTAGATTTTAAACCCATGTCTCATCCCTTCTTCAAATGAAGCAATAATTTGAACTCTTTTATTATTAAAATTAATTCCTGGTATTTTTTCATGGGACTTAGAATCGTATTTCCACTTATTAGCGGTGTCAACACCATCAACATATAAGTCTTTATAACCCATTTCCTGTAATTTTCTTGAGGTGGAAACTCCCATTCCACCTGTGATATCAATCACAATAAAACATGAATACATGTTGGCCCATTTATAACAAATTTCCGCCATAGTATCAGGAGGTAATTTACCAACATATTCCGCAACTTGTTCTCTTTCGTCAAAATCAATGATTTGGAACGAACTAAAGTCTTCACTATCCCCACGAGAAACGTCGACCCCCATAATGTATTTATGTCCAACGACAGGTTCTTTCCAAATCCACAAAGCATTACCCATCATTTTATTCTTGGGTTCTACAATAGAATTTTCTCTAATTGTTTGTAACATTTTAGAATCAAATACGTTATCACCTGAACCTAAGAAGTTACATTCCAACTCCTGAGATACTTTACGTTTATCATATTTTAATTTCTTAACCATCGCTTCAAACCAAGACGAGCAAGGTTTATAACCTTGATTCATTAATTCTCTCAGTTCTTTATAATCTCTTTCGTGTGCGGGTATATGGGACCAACTGAGTATATCTTTTTCACTGTATTCTTCTTTATTTAAAAGATAGTGAATCATATCGTCGGTTTTAACCAAATATAAATCTTTTGTGTAACGAGGGTCACGGTACCAATACATTTCAGAAATCCTGAAGTCATTCATATTCCTTAACGCTTGGTCGTATATCTCATAATAAATTCGGTCATAACCATTTGGTGTTGAGACTACGATTACTTTACCACCTGTAGATAAGGACGCCATACAAGCTGCCCAAAAATCACTGTCGGCCTCGATAAATGCCGCCTCATCAAATACAAGTATTGTTGGTGTAAATCCACGTAAGGCATCTTTAGATGTTGCAACGGCTTTAACCTCACTACCGTTATTTAGTTTATAATGTTTTTGTGAGTTTTTTTCTACCGCAAAATCAATACCGACCCAACTTGGCCATTGACTGATAAAAGCTCTAATCTTGTTAGCCATCTCTAATGACGTATCAAGTTTATTGGCTATTATAAGGATTTTTTCGGGTTTGTTTTTCTTAGCAAAAGAAAGTTTCATCGAAGCCCAAGCTGCGGTAACCGTAGATACACCCGCTTGTCGATATTTTAAGGCAATATTTTCGTTGTAATTTTCGTAATCCTCAAGTAATGATACTTGGTCAGGAAATAATTCTAACGGTACGTATTTAGAAACTGTGTTATCGTATGTTTGTAGATATGTTTTTAACGCATATTGTACGTCCTTATGACATTTTACGTACTCTATTAGTACCTGTTCTCTGGTTAAATTTGACATGTTTCATTATTTTGGTCTTGATATACCTAAACCACTTAAGAAATCATCTAATCCATCATCGTCATCTTCTTCATCATCACCACCACTTAACGCTTCTTCAGCATCATATTGTTTCAGTTCAGTAACGATTTCATTAACCATTCTCTGAATAAATTGAGTTCCTTGTGGGTTACCTGAAAGTATAAGTTTAGCAACTCTGAAAAATTCTTCAGCATTTAATTTAGAAAATCTCATAAATAAGTAGTGTTGGATATGTTTCATATCCTCATCAAACAATTCCATCGGGTAAGCCTCTAAGAATTTTTCCCAAAAAATTGGTCCTAAACGAGAATCCCAAATCTCAGCTGGTAAAGTATCCTCAGCCTTCATAATCATTTCTTGTTGTCTTGGGTCATCAGGTAAACCGTGAGTACCAAATATTTCATAAACACCTTTAACCAATTCATGAACTAAAAGTGGGAACGTCATTGCCCTCGCTTTTACTGTTGGTGGGTCTGTTTCGGTATCAACTTCTGATTGTCCCATTTGACCACCGCCACCGCCAGCCATTCCTTCCATATCAGGGAATAACCAATATGCGTGTTCCATTAAAGATTGCGACACGGTGTATAAATTCATTAATCTAGGGTCAACGTCATTAAGTTCTCTTGAAACTAAATTAAACATATGTCCCCCTTTGAAGGCGGCCCCTTGAATAAGTGAGTTAATAAATCTTCTTTTCGCTCTCTCCAAATCAAATGTTTCGGCATCACCCATAAACTCTTCGATTTCTTCTTCACTTGGCATTTCAGGTTCTTCTTGCATTCCTTGAGACGCTCCCATTGGTTGCATAACCAATTTAGCATCAAACTGCATCGCTCCTTCAGGAATACCCATTTCTTTAATAACTAAATCAACCGCAAGTTGTTCTAAAACTTCTTTGTTTTGCATTTGAATCGACACAACTGTTTGTAGCGATTGCATTGCGGTCATCATTAATGAATTTAATGGATTCGCTCCTTGGATTGCTCTGGTATCACCCATGGCTCTTCTAACTTTATCTACAGAATCTTTAAATCTTTTTGAGGAGATTAATTCAATATAATCCTTATCCATATCCATATTAGGGATTGCTGGAAAGTTATTATAAGGAGTCCCTTTGGATGTAATTTTTCTTTCAATACCAGGTTCCATTCTTTCAGGGCCTTCATAATCAATAGGAGCTTCTTTTAAGTTATTTTTTAACTCACTTAAAAGACTACGTTCACTATTAGTTAAACCTTCACTAACTAATTTTTTTTCTAAAAATTTTTTAACTTTTAGATTTTTTTCTGTATTTGGATTTAGACTCATTTTCTTACTTTAATTTAATTCCTAATGATTTAAATGATAACCAACTTGGTACCTTTGTTTTCGCTTTAGGGGCTGGTTTAACTCCTGGCTTAGGTTGGTACGGTGTTGCAGGTTTTGAGGGTCTTGTTGGGGTATCAACATCAGGTTTAACCCCTGGTCTTGATGGCGCCGTTTTAGTACCTTGTTCTTTAACTAAATTAAGGAATTCCTGCTTAGTCATTTTTGGTGTGATATGTTTTTCCACTAACTTCATAATTTTTTTCTCTATTTCGTTCTCACCAAATGTAACGCTTGGGGAGATGGAATTCAACTTATTTTTTACTCCACCAGCATATGCCGCAGAAACTTTATTAACTAAATTATTTAAACCGCTTTCTTTAGCTTCAGTTTTTTTCTTTTCAGGTAACTTTTTAAAGTTTGTTTTATCGGCAAATTCTTCAGCCATTTTACACCATTTTTTTTGTTCTTTTGTTTTACCATCACCGCATTTGGCGAAGAAATATTTTTGTTGTTTTTTAGACTCAAATTTTTCCGCAAGATTTTTATACTCTTGTAATGAATCAGGGTCACCGTCACCTGTAGGTCCTTTTTGAACTGGGTCTTGTGTATCACCTTTCATTAACCAATTCATTTCAGAATCAGTGTCTTCGGTCATTTCAGTCTCCATAGGTGTTGCTTTCATAGTACCATCAGGTTTTTTCTCAACCTTATATCCCTTTCCTGTTGGGTTATTTGGTAATTCACCTCCTTGAGTTCCTATATTAACAATTTCTTTAGCGGGCTCAGTAGTTTTGGTAACTTGTTCTTTATTTTCTTTTTTAGACTCATTCAGTCTGTTAAACAAAATATCCACTTGTGATTCACTTAATTTAGTGACAGTGGAAGCCTTCAACCCGTGTTGTATTAATTTTAATTGTTTTTGGTTAGTTTTCATAGACAACCTTTTTTTCAAATTCTAAAACGATATCACGTTCATATAATTTATCTTTGACTGTGGTTTCTTCGTCACCGAATCTAAACACTAATCTTTTTTGATGGTCAAAATCGACATCATCACTTTCGTTCTCCCAAGCCATCGCAATTACTCCATCCATAGAATCCATCATTGAGAAGTAATCAGAATTTTGGATAACTGATAATGTAACTTGGTCATCTTTTAGAGTTCCTACTTTTCGTATAAATTCTAAATCAGGTGGTAGTGGGTAACCATTTGATGGTTTTGACTCCCAATTATCCCCCCATATTTTTTCTAAAGTATCAGAAAATATGAATTCATATATGTTATCTCCCTTATAATTAGGGCCTAATTCATTAACATATATTAAATAACTCATTATAGTATCTGACCTTTAACCGTAACTCTAAGTTGTTTATTATTCATTTCAAAAACTAAATTTTTGTGATTTGTTTTACCCACTAATTTAGCGTTAGGGTATTTGGAAACCAATTTAGTTGATGCAACTTCTTGAGAAATACTTTCAGAAACAATCTTAATTTTACTAATCGTTTTTGATTTGTTTTCTTTAATTAAATTAAGTTTTTGTTTTTTAGCTTCGATTAAATTACGTTCGTTTTCCTCAACCTTGAAGTATTTTTTTAATATGTCATCAACTTTAGATTCGGTAAAAAGTCCTTCGATAACATCTTCCATGTGTTTACCATGTTTTGGGTTAACACCTTTAATTTTTGAACGATATTCTTCACCATCTTCTTCATCATGACCTTCACCAAAAATATTATCTGCTAATTTTTTACCCGCAGAAAGTGCTTCGTCTTCATCATCAAACATGCCAGAATCACCCTCAGCCATTTCACCTTCAGGTTCTTCCATACCCATTTCGTCACCCTCAGGTT